TCACTTGCTGTCGCCTCCGACCACCGGAACCTCTTTGACCTTTCGATCATATCTTGCTGTCTGGCCTATGTGCTTGTGACCGGATACTGCCTGCTTATCCTGAAGGCTCCCTGATAGGTCAGATATTCCCTTTGCTTTTAGATCGTGAAACGTGAAATCAAGTGGCAATCCAGATATCGCTCTGGCCTGCTGCCTCGCTTTACGCCAGCGCGTGTTGAATCCGTCCCTTGTCCAAGAACCGCCATCAGGCTTGCAGATCACGAAAGTTGATACCACTCCGGCCGGTGCCAGTGATTTTGCCAGGGTGACGGCTGCTCTGAGTCTTGGCGTCCACAGCTTGATTTGCTCAACGCCAGTTTTGCTCTGTGCAATGAAGATCCCGCGCTCCAGTAACTGGCTGGTGCGCATGGAAAGCACGTCTTGCTGACGGGCGCAGCACAGATATGCCAGCTCCATGGCCACCTTAACCACAGGATCAGCAGCATCGTACAGCGCCTGATATTCAATATCGGTCACGTAGCGGGTGCGAGCTTTCTCCTTGAATTTTCGAACCCCTTTGCAGGGATTGCCTTTGCACATGCCGCGCTCATACCCATACCGATAACATCGACTGAAAAATGCATGCTCACGGTTAGCCTGTATCGCGCTGTGCAGGCCTCGCTTGTCCATGTAAATCCGCACATGCTGAGGTTCCACTTTATCAACATGCATGGCGCAAAAAACTTTCAACAGGGGCTTGCTGTACTTCTCATAGTCCTTTCTGGTTTCCCTGGCCAACTCTGAAAACTCGGCACTGGCCATGAAAGCATTGACCAAGTGCTCTACAGTGTTAGTTTTGCTCAGGCGTTCTGCATGGTGCTCATACTGCAGCCAAACTTCAGATAGAGGCGCATCAAGTGAGCATAGTCGAATTGATCCGCCTCCCTTTGGATGCCACTCAAAAGATGCTCGCCCGCGGTACACCCGGGGCGGCAATTTGTTGTCTGCTGCATTTAGGCGCTTCCTGCCCATTTACTACCTCCTGTCCAGGGCTCCAAAGTCTGGCCCATCATTTGCCGGCTGGCGCATCAAGTGCGCGTTGTTGTACTGGTACCAAGTGAGCTTTGGCCGCCCATTAGCGTCTACAGTATGAGGGATGCCGTTTCGGCACAATACAGCGATTTGCTTTGATGGCTGCTTGGCGCCAGTAATCTCGCTAATGTCCTCATGGGTCATCAGCGTGCGCATTGAGTCGATTTCTGGTAGTACCGTTGCTGTTTGCATTCTGATTACCTCAAAAAGAAACCCGCCGTAGCGGGTTGTATGGTGGCAATTGAAGGATCCGGAGATTCCGGATAGTTGGATGGTACCGACATCTGTGTCGGTACCAAATTAAGGTCTATTGAAGAAGTGGCTTATCCAGCTTATCGAGACTGAACTCACCGGATAGTTGGTTAATAAAGAGCTATGGGCTCAACATCCTTTCTCAATGCTTTTTTTCTCCTGAAAATGCACTGGATTTCGCTTTGCCGAAGGACTTCATCAACCTTCATTCTTACAGCCTTGAACCCCAATGCCTGAAGCTTCTTGTATTCAGACTCTGTAAACCAACGCCTGAGCTGGTTCAGGTTGATACAAGCACAGCCGTGGTTACTTTCCGCGGTAGGCCTAAATTCAGGCCATTGGATATAGTATGGCGTCAGGTTGTCATGATCCGCTCTTGGCTCGAGCCACTTAATGGCCAACCATGGACCAAACGGCCCTCGGCCTCGCTTGTCTTGGACCCTGTAAACAAACATCACTCACCGCCTTATTTTAAAAGTTGCCATTTGTGCCCGTTTTGGCAGATGGCGCGTTTTGAGCCTGAACGGGTTTGGGTGAGCTTGCCGCCACATTTTCCGCAGTTAACGTCTGATACCCGGCGCAGCATGGCTTCGTTGACTTTGTCACTGTTAACCCGCTTTCTTTTTGGGAGCATCCCCAGCTCCTTCAATATTCTGGTGTACTCCTTAGAGATCCATTTGCCATCTGGCTCATGGTGAAGGCCGTCCCCCATCATGTCACCTAGCTTTATCAGCTGACGGTGCAGGAAGTCATTATTTGCGTCTGTCATTTGGTACCGCCTGTTCTTTCATAACTGTTAAGCATTCTGAACTACATGCACCTTTCCCCATCCACAGAATGTTTGATGGTCTGCCGCAGGCACACTCTGGGAATGGCTCATATTGGTAGGCATCAAACCATGCTTGCGCATCCTTCCCCCACAGAGCGTTTTCATCCGGTATATGGACAGGGCCAAAGAGTCCATTCTGGATCCAGTTCATAGCCGCTTCAGCACCTTTACCGTGGCGCCACTCAATCCAGGCCGCTTGGTTAGCAACAACCTGATCGTGAATTATCTGGTTTGAAAGCCTGACGGCGGCCTTAAGCGATTCTATTTCTCGCCGAGCTTCTGCGAGTTGTTGGCTCATATCCATGGTATATCCCCCATAAGGAAGTGAAAGGCGAGCACCAGCGCGCCGAGAATGACAGAGGCTATAATGCAGGCTATCGCATGCAATCCTCTGTCGGTTTCACGTTTGTCGATGCGCATAGGGCCCTCCATGTTTGGTTTGGTTTCAGGTGGTTTTATGAGAAAGAAAGTGATCAGCGCAGGTAAGATGTTGGCCGATTAACTTGGGCCACACCTTGAATTCTTGCGTCTTGTGGCCGCCATAGTTATGTCAGCAAGCAAAACCGCAGTTTCCTTTAAATCCTGTGTGGCGCACTGGAGACCGAGCTTATTAACCACTGCATGCTGAGCTCTAGTGACAAGCATCAGGTTATCAATGCTGCAATTTTTGGGGTCGTTATCCCTGAACCAGATCATCTGTCCAGGCTGAATTTGTTGGTTGTGATGCTCCCAAACAACACGATGTTTCAGACGCCACTTGTTTGGCTCTGAAACTTTTATCTCGATATAGCCATCAACATTGACCCGTTCACTGCCTACTGGCCTGTGGTTTAGTGGGATGATTCCTTTCTTGAACTGAGTTTTCTTCGCGTTACCTCCTGCTTGCCACCCCTTCATTCCTTTATTCCATGAATCGGAACCTTTCTCGAAACGGCCAGTGCGACCGCTTTTTATGCCGTGGTTGCGGGTAAATGACCGTATCTGCTTTTCGGTTCTCTCAGTACCGAATTTTAGGTTAAAGGCTTCAGTTAACTGAGGAAGCGATAGCTGCTTATAGTTTTCCTCTACCCATTCGAATTGCTCTCGAGTAAACAGGCGCAGCTTACCCTTGTTGATGCTGCCGGTAACTCTGCCGCACTTGATGCCATGATTCTTGATGCAAGACTTTATTTCCTTCTCGCTCTTGCTGGTGCCAAATGCGTAGTTGAATAGCCTTGCCGTGTCAGCAATAGAGCATTCAGGGTATGTGACTTTCAAGAACTCAATCATAGGTTCGGTGTATATAAACCGGCTCATTTTGATTACTCCAGCATTTTAGGTAAACCTTCCTGCCTGATACCCATGTCACTGGCAGCAATCTGCGCATCGAGTGCGAGACGGGCGTTTCCAATTATCTGTGTTGCAACACCGCTAACGGCCTTGGAGCGGTTTATCTCAGCTTGCAGTTCATCGCCTTTCAGATCTTCATCATTCAGGCGCTCAAGCTGGGCGAATAGATGGTTATTGAGGTCTATCAGTTTGTTTTTCATGCTGCCTCCTTTAGATGGGTAACAAGATAACTGACAATCTCTTGCTTGCCACATTGCGACAGCAATCGCTCGTTAGCTATAAAGCACAGAGCCTGATAAAAGCTGTCTGTTGGCTCGCATGGTTCAATATCCAAAGCAGCCTCAACTAGCTCCTTGACCTCTGCAGACCAGACGTTGTTTTCTGCTTGTGATATCTGTTTCTCCATATCGACTTGCTGGTCGATTCTAGTGCCTGGCGCTGAATCATTCGGTCGCGTTTCAATTGTACCAGTGATGCAGGTTGAGGCTTTTTTCTCGGCCGCCGCAGCAATCATATCGAGCATTACTTGGCCGTCGCGCAGTAGGTCGTCGCGATTGACATAGCTCATACGCTCGCCGCGCCAGGTCTTATCGAATACCGCAATTGCGCAGGCGAATCCGGCGCTTGATGATTCTTGCTTCTTGTTGGCTGGCTTGAACCATGTAGGCAGGTCAAAGCTGATGCGTCCACGGATGAAACAGATGTGATCGGCATCCTCTGGCCACCAAACCTCTGATGTGGCCGACTTGATGAGGTAGACGAACTTGGCACCCTTGGCACGTTCCTCGATAGACTTGGCGATGATGTTGCGCATGCCGGTGACAGCCTGCTCATCCTCATAGCTTGAGCGCGAGTATGGAGGGTTAGCGAAGCCTTTGCCGCCAGCTAGGTCTTTGGTCCAGTCTTGGGTGAGGGCGTTATCTTCAACTGTGTAGAAGTTAGGGCATTTAGCATTGTCGCCGTCGGTGAATATATCGAGGATGAACGGGCCAAACTTAGCGAATATCCCCCAGTACAGTTCATCCGGTGTGCGCCATTGGTCACCGACCTCTTTGAGTAAATGGCAAGGCTTCGCCTTCAGCTCAGCCAAGCGGCGGGCATAGTTGTTCATTCGGTAAATCCTTGTTGAAAGTTGTCAGTTAACTGACTTGAATTTATTTAACTGGAATGGATTTAACTTGTGGGACTGGAACGCGCAGAATCTTGCGCTCACTGAGGTGGCAGTAATCAATCTCTTTGATAGCCTCAACCGTTGCGGCTACTTCTTCGAGCTTGCTCATGTCGCGTGACAGGTTGCTTTTATCGAGTCCGAACCGTGCCGCTGCTCTCTCCTGTGGCAGCCCATTGACGTATATTTCACGCAGTGCGCCAATGACGGCCTCAGAGCGGATCTTGGTGCGTGAAAGCAACAGCTCAAAGCGCTTTTCCGATTCTCCGCCAGGAAGCAGGTAGTTCATTTGGCGCGGTTTGGTCATGCTGTCTCCTCCCCAATGACACCGTTAGTTGTCAACACCTTGAACTCGATTACCCATACCCAAGGGTTTGAATGCCAGCCAACATCGCTGTAAATTGATGACCAAAGGTATTCAAAAGACTTTTTAAATGATGGCCTGCCACCACTGTCTGGATCGTTAAAAGAAGGAATCCAATAGGGATCTTCATCGGCTAAAACACCTTCAGCAATTGCATCTTGCTCACTGATATCCTGTAAGCGCTCGACTCGGAAACCAGCTATTTCAATTGTGGTGTTGCGCTCACCGTCAGTAGCAAGCAACTGGTCACCAATGGCGCCGTAAAGACTTCCAACAGGCACCACGCCTTCTTCAGGATATTCGGTGCAGTAAACAAGCCATTCAGGGCCCCAAACAGTCCCGTCGTCACTTTCCCATTCCCCATGTCTGAGCCCGACAAAATCAAAACTGGAGTTTTCTTCATCGCTACCGCCCATAAATTCGATGAACGAAACAATCTTTGGATTAACAAGTAAGCGAGCTTGTGACTTGCGGCCGGCAATGATGGCATCCATCATTTCGGTGTTGAATTTAATAGGGGTTACTTTCATTCTGCCTCCTATATCTCTAATTGCTTATTGAGCTCGCGGTCTTCGAGAATATCTTCGATCCGCCGGCGAACCTGGCCGCGTTTCAGTTGAGTTTGATGGACTTCAGCGGACTGTCGCATGTCGCCCAGAGCGTGTCTATTATTGAAGCCGCCAACCCGGCGACCAAAAGCTTCATCAAGTGGTGACATCGGATTACTCCTTGCACATCATCCTGTGCATGCGTCGAGCCACTTCAACAGCTGTGGCTCTGTCAGTGATTACCCGGCGCCCTGGTGCTATCCAGTCGCCGGTGCTTGTGGCGCATATAACAGCCTTGCCTAAATGGATACTTCCATCTGGCAGTGGCTGCGGCTTTGTCTTTTGATGTTGCATGGCAATCCTCAGTAAATCATCTTAAGGGCGCCAGTCTCTTCCTTGGCTGCCGCGGTGATTACCATCTTGGCAGTCTGTTCATCGAGTCCAAGCGCTTTGAGCTTGCTCAGCACATCGTTGTTTACAGCCTTGCGGTGAGCTACGTTTGATGCTCTGCGTTCTTCTTCATCACGCTGCAAGCGCTCAGCTTCAGCTTGGCGCGCTGATTCTTCCTCGGCCTTTGTAAGCTCGTCTAACTTGGCTTGAGCTGCGTCATAAACCTTGTCGTAAGCATCCAGTACTCGCCCGGACTCTTGGCCTGTTCCGATAGTGAAGTCAGCCCCTGCAATAGCCTGATAAAACGCCGAGGCATCGACCCGAGTTTTGATGCTACCTATTTGCGATAGCTTGTCTGTGAGGTTGGTAATGGCCGCATCTGCGGTCATTCGGTGCTCATTTGCCAGCTGTTCTTGTCGCTCGCGCTCGACTTTATCCGCTTCGGCCTTGGCCCTTTCATCAGCAGCTGCCTTGTCGGCAGCTTCTTTGATTTCGCGCTGGCGTTGTGCCTCGGCTTCTTCCTCGGCTTTTCGAGCTTTGTCTGACTCAATGATCGCGACTTCAAGAGATTGCCGCAGGTCACGCAGTGCTGCGTCCTTCGCCTGTTGACCGGCCTCTTGAAAATCTTCAAATGACTCATCCACAGGGGTTTCTTGTACCTCTGCAATGATCTCGTCGATAAACGCTTCACGCTCGTGGACGTCGATACTGAGCAGCGTCTGGCGCATAGACTGCACTTGATCGCCAAACTCATCGACCATGGCTTGTAGCCGCTGGGCTCTGGCTTTCTGTTCTTCTTCCCAGTCAGTCAAAGGCTTGCGCACGTCATCGCGCAGCTGGTCGCATCCATTGACAAAACTTCGCAGGTTGGTTTCGACCGGCTTTACCGATTCCTTGATGTGCTTGAGGTAGGCGCGGCCGGGTTTTTCAATGGCTGTCTTGCTGCGGCTTACCTGTGCTGACAGTGAAGCGATGCGGTCGCGGCCTTTTTTGGTTGTTAAGTCCGGCACTTCGCTGGTGGCTTCGGTGCGGATGTGTTCAAAGTAGGCGTCCAGTGCGCCTGCTACCGAGTAAAGTTTGGGGCCCAGTTCGACGGCTTTGGCTTCGGTGATTTCCTCAAATGGTACAGGCAGGGTGGTTTTCTCAGTCATTGATTGCTCCTTGCTGCAATAGACAAATACATAGCGCAGCGCACTCGATTGTGAGCGCACTCTGATATGCAGTTGTTGTGAGGTGTCGCCCGGCCAAGAGCCGGGCTTGTGGTGGGTTAGGCTGGGGTGCCTTGGTTGTCGTTAAGTGAAAAGTAAACTTCCATACACGCCTTGGTGTCAGCCATGGCGGTGTGCGCATCTTCCAGCGTCTTTCCGGTCAGCTGTTCAAAGCACTTGGACAACGCAGTACTTTTGCCTCCAAACTTCTTCTGAAAAAGGCGCATGGTGCATTCAAAGTCGTCCTTCTGCGCCCAGGCTTCTTGGACTTCTTCGCTGTAGCCGTAACGCTTGAGCCCAATGCGAATAATGCGTTGATCGAATGTCTTGTTGTGGGCGCCGCGCTTATCCGCTTTGCTCACCAGTTCAAGCAGTTTGTCCAGCGCATCGCGTTCCGGGACGCCTTCGGCGAGAGCTCGCTCAGTGGTAATACCGTGGATAGCAGCAACTTCGTCAGGGATGATCCAGCCGTCAGGCTTCACTATCACTTCAAACTTCTCGAGCGTTTCGCCTGTTTGGTCATCGGCTAGAATGCAGGCCAACTGTACAAGGTGCGGCTGGTGTTCTGCGTCGCTTGGTGACTTCCAATCTGGAAGACCCGTGGTTTCTGTGTCTAAGAATGCGATTTTCATTGGTGATCCTTGTGGCCCGACATACGCCTGGCTATATGGGTAGAGGTTATGCTGTCGCTACTTCGCCTGTTTCGGTGTCGACCGGAGCTGTTATTTTTAACCGCTGGCTATTTAGCGCTTTCTTGAGCTGTTCACCTTGCTCCTTGTTAAATTCGCCGTTATTTCCAGCCTTAATTGCAGCTTCTTTTACTTCAGTGAGTGACTCCATGTCTGTGCAGTCACGTACTGCTAGACACAGTTCTTGAAACTTGTCTAACGATGGTGCCTGCTCAGATACAGCTTCAGTTTCTTCCGGGATAACCCGCTTTGCTTCTTCGAGAGCACAGCGAATGCTGGTGTCTTTTGCAAACTCTTTGGGGTTAATCTCCTTTTCAGGCGGCAAGTCTTGCGCTTCGGCGTCAATCCAAATGCCGCGCAGTCTGTCAGCGTAAGCATCACGACCTGCAAAACCCAGGGCTCGCCATTGCTGCTGTCTCCGTGGGTATTGCGTCCATGGGCCTTGCTTTCCCCAAAGATTGGCAGTTTTTGCATCCTGTTCGCTGAATGCTCCGTTGAACTCCGCTACGGTGCCAGAACTAAGGCGGCGTTTGATATGACAGTGAGCAGTGCGTGTGTTTTCATCAAACCACTCTTTTAAGTCCACCAGATCCGGTGAGCCAACAATCATGGCGCGGAACGCATCACCCCAAACAGATGGGCGGCCGTTGATGACTGCAATGTTTTGAATCGACTGAAGTGGCTGAAATCCAAGCTCAGAACCCATTGCCATGGCAATCAAGATATTCGCAGGTTTACCACGATAGTCCTTTGGTACCATTTCAGATTGAGCCAGCATTTCTGAAATCTGCCATGCCTCCTGATAATTGCTTGGTGTCAGGAAGCGAGCAGGCTGCACTGTTGGCGCTTTGGCTGCACCATTCATATGAGTTTGATTGCTGATACTGCTTGGCTGCGTCGGGTGGTTAAATGCGTTCATGCTGCATCGTCCTTATGTTCGAGATTCATTAATTCAGCTTCGAGGTACTCAAGCTGCTGCTTTTCCCACTGGCTGAGGCTGACGCTTACGTGGTCTGTGGTGTACGGTGGCCAGACCCCGGTATCAATACATTGCTTGATCCCGCGCAGGCCTTTGCGGTACTGAAGATATCCAAGGCGCTTGGCGTCTGCATCCATCACTATTGGTGCCGTCACAACGAATGGACTGCTTGATTCAATAGCAAGGAAAACGAACATTTCAGCGCCAGCAATATCGGAGTACATGGCATCCTGAATGTGGTAGCCCAGCTTTTTAGCATTGCGACTGAATGTGCTTGGCTCGCCATCAGCACATGTTTTAAGGTCAGTTATAAGACGGCCAATCGTGTAGTCAGGGCGGCACTTGATAATCAGGCCGGTTTCTTCATCGCGCTTAAAGATGCTGCGCTCACAAATGCCACCTGTGATCAGCTCGCGCAGCGCCTTCGGCTTTTCTGCATTGAGGATAATTTGCACATCATCCCATTGGTTAGCTGTCAGAACCGTTTGCCCGGCAGCTTCAGCAGCTGCTTTGCATTCGGCCCACTTGTTGCCATTGCGCACCTTGATTTCATCCGGTTGGCGGATAAAAAACTCATTTAGACGCCATGGCTCTAGCAGTGCGCAGTGCGCAGCCTTGCCAAAGTCGAAGTACGCTTTTTCAGTTTCACGGCAGATACCCAGGTTGTACTTGGCGTGATATTTCTGAGGGCATTCCAAAAACAGCTTTATCTTGCTGCAGCTAACGCCAATTGAGCCGTGATAAATCTCGTCACTGAGGTTGTCGATTATCAGGATTTCACCTGGCCTCAGTTGCTCCAGCCTGGCGTTGAGGCTTTCGATGGTCCAAACCGGAGCGGCATTGGCTATTGGCGCAAGATCAAAGTCATCCCAGCTATCCCAGGTATCATTGGCCGCTTCCTGATTTGAATCACTCTTGTCAGCTACTGCGGCAGCTGGCAGCTCAGTTTCATCAGGCTCTGGCTCTGGTGCAGGTTCCGGCGCGACTTCAGTGCACTTGATTGCGCGCTTGAAGTCGGTGCGGACGTAACCCTCAGACTCCAGATTTTCAACGGCAATTAACTCGGCTTTTACTCGAGTATCAGCTTCAACTATGTAGCTGATAGAGACCAGGCCACGAGCTTTTCTTGCCGCGGCCATGGGTTCAAATGTCAGTTTGAATTGCATGATGTTCGCTCCAGTTCTTCCAGTAGTGCGTCTGCGTATTCCACAGCTACTCCAGCTACAAGTTTTGAATCGTGACTCCACTCTCCGTCATGGTTATGCGCCCCAGAAAGCCCCTGCAATGCTGCCATGGCAAAAGCCTCACGCTTCATGAGTCCAGTGTACTGCTCAATATTGCCTGTCGATTCCTTGTTATGATCGTACTCTGCTGGCATTGCTGGCATGTCTGCGTTTTTCATCAAAAACCTCCTTCACGTTCTGCGCGCACAAGGTCGGGTGCTATCACATGTGCAACACGGTCAATTTCGACCTGAACCAACGCTTTGAACTCGCGCGCATCATCAATCGTGAAAACCTGGGCTAGAGCCTCAAGCGCTTTGGGCTCAGGCAGCACTGTCTCAAGCACGGTTTCTATGTCGTGACCTTCAACCTCACCGCCGTTCGCAATGGCCCGCGCTATCCACTCGGCCTTTGCGTCAATAGCCTCTTGCTCCAGGGAATCGTTTGCAGAGGCGCTGGCCAGCATGTCAGTCAGATAATCACTGGCGGCATTTGCATCGACTAACATGATTCACCTCCGCAGGTGCATGTTCCAATGAATGCGTAACTTACAGGGCTTGGTTGATTTTCATGGGTGATACCTGTTCGCAAAACCCTTGTATCTTTACCGCGAACTCGAACTAAAACAGCATCATCACCATCAAGCGCTACAATTCTTCCAGACACGGAACTGAAGCTGCTATTTCTAGCTCCGTGCTTGATTCTCATAAACTTGACTCTGTCACCAACAGAAAAAGACGTAGGGTCTGGGAGTTTGAACTTTGAACATTTTGAGCATCTAAATTTGCTTGCGCTGCTAGCTTCATCTTGATTACCTAACATGTCGCTACCTCCTGAAATTGAATTTCCGGCCTATCAGCGCTCATCATCCGTCGCTGAATGTACGCTTGGCGCCGGTCAACGCGTGTAAGCTCGAAAGCAGCTTCAATCCGCTGCTGGCGCATGACCTTGGCATGACCGAGATAGTTAATCCGCAGCGTTGCGATGCGCTCGTCTTTGTGAACTATGAAGCCGGTGAAGTCGCAGAACGTGCGCTGGAATGCTCGGCTTGGGTTGCCGGTGAGATAATGAGTCTCAAATGAGCTCATGCAATTTTTCACTGCTGCGTAATCCATCAGCGCGCCAGGTGGGCAGCTGAGGATCGCTATTTTCAGCGCGTGCAGCAGGCGTTTTTCGGGTACGGTAAATCGAGCGTCCATAGTGCTCTCCTGTGTTGTCTGATGGGTTTAAAAGAGAATGGTGCTGCTCTGTCGCCACTGGCGCAGCTACCAGTGCTATGCGGAGTCTTGGCTTGCACATTCACCGTGGTCAAAAGTCCTCACCGCTTGGTGGAACAGCTCGGTACTTCTGCGGCCTGCATGTGCCATACAGTGTGGGAGTTGCAGACCTTCCAGCCTGCGTGGAGCTTGAACCTGCTTTCACAGTTTGAGCTCTAGGCGGTATCGGCATTCACGGCGCCGCCTCGTTACTCCGCGAATACCAGACCGTTAACCGCGTCACCCGGTAATGCGATGGTAAGTTGTTTAGCGGCTTGCGCGACTATTAAGAGATTCGCCAACTTACAGCGCTATCTGTCATCGCATTGGCGAAGGTGGCTCTATATCACACTGGCCGAGTACATTACCCTAGGGCGCTTCTCGCGTTACATCCTTGACCCACCTTCCCAATGCGCCCTGTTTCCAGGGGCACTGTATTACTTAGAGATTTCTACATGATCAAATTCGATATGCCAGTATTCAATTTCCTTCCGCTTCAACCTGGCTTCTTCGAAGCTGCTAAAACCTTCTACGCCATGTCCTGATGACAAGTTGAACTTCTCAGTCACATAGTATTCATCCATGAAGTTGTTGAAAGCCACTAACCGAAAACATTCGCATGCGTACAATCTCAAAGCAGCATCTATTACTGAACCTCCAGAATCTTCAACTCTGGATTCACTACCGCCCAAGAAGCTGTGTATTTCATCAGCAAGAGTCTCAGTGAACTTTTCATCATCAACCTCAAAAATAAGTTCAGACTGTATGTCCCACTGCTCCGGCTTGATTTTTACATCACGTTTAGCCATTGGAGCCCTCCTATCAGTTGGCTTTATCGCTGACTCTCGCAAGAGCCAGCTGTAGAACCTGTTCCTACCTCACCGCCGGAACTGGGCGGGGTTGTGCGCGTTGCGGGTCGTGCTCTCAGGGCGGACTCAAGATCCTTATCAGCCAGCCGGTTTTTCCGGCCGTTGTTTGCCTATCTGAGCAATCTGATACCCGGTCGCCGCAAGAGGCGCACAAGTCTATTTACGCAGATTTCTGTCCTCCGCTGCGTGTTCCTCGGAGTGACCTAGTTTGGTTCCCTCATTCGTGAGGGTGCCAAGGTTAGTCGTTCATGGGGCTGATTGTTAAAGAGCGTGGCGTTCTGCCGATGTGGTAAATGTACGATACGTATATTTTACTGTCAATACAAAATGTACATTTATTTTAGGCGGGCACAAAAAAGCCCGCGAACTAGCGGGCTTGTATTGGTGGCTAAGTGGTGGGGATCAGGCAAAAGAAAACCCGCCGAAGCGGGTTAGGTGTAAATGATTGTACACAATTAAATTGTCATCAAATATAATCACGAATAAGAGAAAAACGGGGGTAGGGTATGAAAATCGACTCACTTATTTTTATAAATGACACAGTTACCATTGAATCGGCCGCTAAAGAAGACTCATTTTGGCTAAAGCTGTCTAGCAGCTTGGGCTGGATTAAGTTTGAAAGACTCAGGCCAAATGAATCATTGTTTTTAGCCACTGAACTGCGTTCGGCATCTGATCAAGCCCCTTGCTCACCAGTTGAAGCGCGATGTGTTTTGTCGACTCGTAAGGCAGCTCTCGAATCCGAGAGAAAAATTTCTGCTTATCTTCTTGGCTTTCAACATGCTTGTTTATGAATTCGGTTAGAAGGCTAAGTGTGTCGTCATGCAATTTGATGGTTGTCACTTTGAGTATTGCACTCAAACCTCCGTCTTGAAGCATAAAATCTATGCCGTCTTTAGTCGCTGAGATGCTTGAAAGAATTCGGAGATTTTCTTTCATGGCGCTTATAGAGCCCCTAATGTGGTGCTCAATCTTGATGAGACCATGCTCTTCAAGATACAGCACATTGGCTAATAGTTTGTCCACGTCGCTAGATGATCTAGCAACTTCGGTTTTATTGAAGTCTGATGGCTCCGTAGTGCATGGATATTTAGCGGTACTTACCTTCAATATTGCTAACTGCAATTCCCTGTCGAACTTATTCAACCCAGCAGACACGATCTCTCCTTTGCTTAAAAAATCTTGATCTTGGCATCGACCACAACGCCGATGATCTTGCAATTCCCATTGATTGGTAGAGTGGGGTATGAGGTGTTTAGTGGCTTGAGGAAGCGCTGACCAGCATCGATAACCAGCTTCTTGAAAGTTGCCTCATTTACATCGGTGAGTTTTGCCACCACGAATGATCCTGATTGATAGTCTTTCTCAGTATCTACCAGAATCAATGTTCCCTCAGGAAAGCTGATCCCGGATGGTGATGTCATTGAGTCTCCCTGAACTCTTAACCAGAAACACTTTCCGCTTGTGCGTTCCGTGGTCTGATACCACTCATCAGACATCGATGGCTGACATACCTCAACTGCCTCAGTCCACATACCGGCCTGAACGGCACTAATTACTGGGAATGAGTTCTGATATTCAATTGGTGACGGCGTATGCTTCACGTTGGCCAATGCCTCATCTGGATACTCAAGAGAACCGTCAGAATGCAAGGTAAGAGCATCAAGTTTTACGGCCTTAAGTATCTTCGCGATCTGCTCAAGTGACGGTTCTCTACGCCTATTTAGCCAATGGCCCATCCCCCCAGGAGTAACATCAACCATTTCGGCAAGCTTCTCCTGAGTAATGCGCAGCTCTTTAATCCTGTATTTAACCAGGTCAGTCCAATTCATTTTCATTCCTCAAAATGTACGTTATGTACAAAATCAATCAACGAACAGAATGTACATTTTGTTGCGTCTTCAATATACATAATGTACATTTGCAATAAACCCTAAATGCAGAGGTGAAAATGCAGCAAATACGACAAGTAAGAGTTGGAGCAGAAATCTCCGTAAAAGACCTCTCAAAGGTAATCGGAACTGATGTTTCGACGGTATATCACTACGAGACAGGGCGAAGAACCCCTGACTTCAACCAATGCTGGAAGATTGTGAATGCGCTAAATCAACTCGGCGCGAATTGCTCTTTCATGGATGTGTTCCCTAATCCAGTTGACTCCAATACTGCCGGGCAAACTCCTGCCCAAATGGCCACGTAGAACAGGATACAGAAACTCATGCTTAAACAAACATTAAAGCACCGCAAGACCTCATGTATCGAGCCGGAAGATGCGGCCCACGTGGTTGGCCTGGAGCATGGTGTGCGGGAGCTGGCCGAGAAGATGAACATTCGGCCGGCCGTTCTGGCAAACAAGCTGAACCCGGACAACGAAACCAATTTTCTCTATCTGCGTGATGCCGTTTTTCTGACAGAGCTCACCGACGACAACCGGATCCTGGAAGCCTGGTGCGCAAAGCGTGGCGGGGTGTTCGTTCCGCTGCCTGAGGAAGTGGCTTGTGATGAAGACCTTAGCGATCAACTTCTCGGCCTGACATCACAGCTTGGTAGCGCCTTGGCCAAGGTTAAAGACGCCCGGGCGGATGGTGTGATCACAACTGACGAGTATGACCGAATCCGCGTTGAACTGAGAAAGACGGTCAATGAAGTGCTGAAACTTGATGCAGTGGTTAGCACTCAGGTTAGAAGTATCACGCGTGAACCACGCGTCAGCGACGCGTAGCCGACGGAGTTACAGCTTATGTCTACACGTATCCGCACAGTCAAGCCTGAGCTTTTCAGGCATGAACTGTTGTTCGAAGCAGAGCAGGAGACAGGACTTCCTTTGAGGATCGCATTTATAGGGTTGTTCTGCTGCTGCGACAGAGAAGGCAGGTTCGAATGGCGCCCGAGACAGCTTAAGCTCGATGTTTTGCCATACGACAACCACGATTTTTCACGCGTGCTTGACGCGTTGGCCACGCGTGGATTGATAGTTAAATATCGCGTTGACGGCTCCGACTACGGGTGCATACCAACATTCAAGCGTCACCAAGTCATAAATAACAGGGAAAGAGAAAGCGAGTTGCCTTCACCTGATGACGGGGATTTTCAACATACTGAATCTGTTGCAAAAAAAGAGACTAATAACGAAGAAAAATCACGCGTAAGCGACGCGTCATCCACGCGTCACGGAAGTGCACAAGTGGAAGGGGAAGGGGAACAGGGAATAGGAAAGAAAGATAAAAGATCTTGCGCCGAGATAAAAAATCTCGACGCCACCACCAAAGAACCACCGGTTATTTCATTACCGCTTGTGCATCAAGATGGTTTTTATCCTGTAAGCAAATCTGACCTTTTGAAATATCAAGAGCTGTACCCAGCGCTTGATGTCATGCAGGAACTGCGAGGCATGTATGCCTGGCTTGATGCCAGACCGAAGAACCGAAAGACGAAAACGGGGATCAAGGCGTTCATCACGCGCTGGCTAAGCAAATCACAAAATAACGCTCCTGTTCAGAGGGGCGGAAGCGCCAGCAAGCCACAAGGATCGGACAACATCGATTGGGATGTACCCAGCTACGGTTACAACTCCAATTACATCGAAGGGGAGGTTGTATGAAGTCTATTCAGCAAGCAATGACCGGTGCATTGGCCCAGATTAACCAGTTTCCCGATAAGCGACAGCAAGCAAGTCAATCAACTCATAACGACAGGGTTGAAGCTGTGCTTGGCGAACTTGGCAAGCAGCTGCGTTCGATTTACCCGGCTTGGAAGCAGTCTCTGCCAACAACCGAAGACGTCCAACGCTGGAAGCAGCAGATGCGTCAGGCGATGGTTGAGAACGGTATCAACACGATTGAACAGATTGAGCGAGGACTGGCTGCGGCCAGGGCTGATAGTCGCCCATGGTGGCCATCAATCGGCCAGGTAGTTCAATGGTGCCTCGGAGTCGGCGTCAGCGATGAGCAGATCACCTCAGCGTTTCAGAGGATGATCAACCGCCAGGAACCGGCAGACGATATCGAATACGCCACCCGACTTGAAGTGCAGTTTGCTTGCCGCAACCAGCTACCCGCTGACAAGGCTTTGGCTCTGTTCAAGTCGGCATTCGTCCGAATAACGGCCCAGGTGCAACGTGGTGAGCGGATCCCGAGCATGTCAACGCCGTTACTCGAGAACGCTGCGCCGAGCTCCCGGGATTTCATCGAGCAGAAAATATCTGAGCGCATGGCAAGCAGCAGCAGGCCGCTGACTCCAATCGAACAGCGCATGGCTGCGTTACGCCAGCAGCAGCGCAGCAAGGGCCGTGGCGAGTCATTCAAGTATCGGAGGTCGAATGCTGGTTAAGCCATTGCCTGAAGATGCGCCTGACGGATTTGAATTCTTGAAGGCTGCCAACAGCGGATCTGTAACAGCGGCCAATGATGCACATGATTTCGAAATACCCGAGTTTGTGCATTCACCAAGCATCGGGACACCTGCTGAACCATGGCTTGAATACCCACGGTTTTACCACGGCCGAGCGCATAGCTCTGACAGAGACTGGATCCTCAAAACCATGAGCTACATACCAGCCGAGCCGCCAAAGCTTAGACACAACGCTTCGCTTGAGTATGAGCGAATTTTTCTGACCACCAAAAACGCGGATCGCCGCCGTCAGGCAAACACCTGGCTCAAGGGTGTGGCCAAGCAGTTTTATCTTGGGAGGGCTTCATGAATTACGTGGTTGGAATAGACCCAGACGCGAGCAAGCCTGGTTTCGCGCTTACCCATGGGCAGAAAATCATTGAGCTGCGTAGCATGCCACAGCCTGAGCTGATTGAGCACATAGTCAGTTTGGCTGCAACCCATCAGCTTATCGTCAAGATTGAGGACGTGGAGGCCTCAAAACCTACTTACGCCAGACCAGGTGCTAGTAGAGCTGAAATGCTAAAAATCGCGCAGAACGTCGGACAGGTGAAACAGTCTGGTAGGGACATTGTCGAGCAACTCAAGAGCAAGGGGATCACCCCCGTCATGGTCAAACCGCTGCGTGGAAAAGTGAAGATGCAGGCCAAGAAAAACGGTGCTTACTTCAACAAGCTGACCGGGTGGACAGGGCGAAGCAACACAGACAGTCGAGACGCGGCTTTGATAGCGCTATGGGGAAATACAGAGGTGAAATCATGGCAGAACTCGCTCTGATTAAAACTGCCACTGGCCAGTTGGCACCGCTTGCTGCTAACGATGCGGATTATGTTCAGAAGATGAAAATCGGTGAGATAGCCCGGGGCAAGTTCAAGAAGGATCGCAACCCGCAGTTTCACCGAAAATACATGTCGCTGCTCAATTTGGCTTTCGACTACTTCGAACCTAAACCGGTCAAGTATCGCGGCCATCAGTTAACACCGGCCAAGAACTTTGATGAGTTCAGGCGCTGGATTGCGGTTCAGGCTGGGTTTTATGACGTTGTTGGGTACCCGGACGGCAGCGTGAGGGTAAGGGCTAAGTCCATAAGCTTCGCAAGTATGGGTGAAGACGAGTTTTCAGGGCTGTACAGCGCGACGATTGATGTACTGCTGGCTCACGTTTTATTCGGGAAATTCAAATCATCGGCTGAGGTGGACGCGGCCGTTGAGCAGTTGCTGAGGTATGCATGATGACAGCTCGTAGCAAGAAGATAACTGATAGCGCAAATGGGCAAAACTGCACTCTCAGGTTGCCAGGTATTTGCAACCATGATCCGCAGACAGTGGTTTTTGCTCATGTCGGCCGGCGCCGTGGAATGGGTATCAAGTGTGATGATTACTTCGGGGTGTATGCATGCAGCTCGTGTCATGACGAGATCGACAGGCGCACCCGGATTATGGACACAGAGTACTTGGATGCTGAAAAGCTGAGAGCGCTTGAAGAAACACAAGAGCGGCTGTTTGAGGCCGGGTTAATTCAGATAGGGTGAGGTGGGTATGGCTAAATCAATTAAACAAATTCTTGATGACGCTTTCAATGAATGCAAGCAGGCGCACGGTGTGGTGCTCAAAGAGGTCATATTTGAATCATTAGCATGCCGTAATGCTGATGGTTCTGAGAACGCTGTATTGGCAGCTACGCACATAGAGGCTAGAACTATTTCAGGAGATACCAAAAATGTCCAGTAGAGGGGTTAACAAAGTCATTCTGGTTGGAAACCTTGGTCAGGATCCTGAGGTTCGCTTCATGACCAACGGAAACGCCGTAGCAAATATCACCGTGGCCACCAGTGAGTCATGGAAGGACCAACAGGGCCAACAGCAAGAGCGTACCGAGTGGCACAGGGTCGTCATGTACGGGAAGCTGGCCGAAATTGCCGGTGAGTACCTGCGTAAAGGTTCGCAAGTGTACCTGGAAGGCAAGCTGCAGACCCGCAAGTGGAAAGATAGCTCTGGAGTCGAGCGATTCACTACTGAGGTCGTGATTGACCAGCGTGGAACGATGCAGATGCTCGGCAGCCGTCCTGAAAACCATCAGCATGGCGGCAACCAAATGCCAGTGCCTAAGCAAAACCAAGGTTATGCGCCAAAGCCTCAGCAGCAACAACAACCACAACCACAAAACTACACGCCTGATCTGGGGGAAGGTTGGGATGATGACATCCCGTTTGCACCGATTGGGAAGCAATACCCAGCGCTATTACTTTGCTGCTAAATAACAGGGGATGAACCATGAAAGAAACCTATAAACACGAATTTAACTCGGCACAGCGTTTATTCGCAAAACTAACCACTATGTGGCGCATCAATAAAGATTCAATCGACTTCAAGTGGGGCTATTTCGCGCCTAGGCTTGGGCTAGAACTCCAGTTGAACCAAGGTGGGTACTTTAGCCAGAACTATTCAATAAACATCTGCTTTTTGTGGGGTGCATTTCATATAGTGCTGCCATTTAAAACAAAGCGAGAGGAATCATGTGAATGGCTTACTTATGGGCTGATGTACTATGAAAAATCTTTTGTATGGAGATGGGGGGATCTTTATAAATCGTGGGATATTCCATTCGTGTCTTGGGAGTTTGATTTTCATCTAGTAAAAACTGATAGCGGTGAATTTGAGACATATAGCTATGATATGCCACAAGCAAAGAAAGAGGTTTTTGATTACACATATATTCTGAACAACGGTGACATACAGAAAGTAAAAGCAACATGTACTGAAGAATTATGGCAATGGCATCGCAAGTGGTTTCGTTTATCTAGAATGATCCGCCGCAGCATCGACATATCATTTTCAGGAGAGGTTGGAGAAGAGGCTGGAAGCTGGAAGGGAGGATGCATTGGTTGCAGTTACGACATGCTACCAGGAGAGACTGTCGAACAGTGTCTACGCCGCATGGAAAAAGAGCGAAAGTTCTAACCGGAGGACGCCATGATATCTATCGAGAAACTGTTTTTACTGATTTCACCAAGCGGTATGCCTGTTCAAATTATCCAGGGACGCGGCGTATTCAGCCGGAACGATGCAGAGAATCTTATTGCCCAGGCACAGTCGAAATTCCCCGTTGGGGTTAAAGTGCTTGAGGCGAGTATATCGGGGATTGAGCAGTCTGCCTTTACTCTGCGTGAAACCATCAAAAGCGCTTTGCTTAGCGATGGCATGGAGCTGACTGTGGCCAAGGCCATGTCGAAGATGGTAATTCATGAAGTGTGCGGCACCAATGTTTGCCCAAAGTGCAATGGGCGCGGGTATACGCATACTAACAGGGAAGGGCCACGGCGACAGCTTGAGTGTCGGAAGTGCTTCGGGGTTGGGCGTATCATCATGGACTGTAAAGCGCTTGCCGGCGAGCTGGGAAGACAGCTTGAAAGAGAAGTCACAGAGGAAGAGTTCAGAGCAGGGTTTTACGATACGTTTTCTTCTGCGGTTGATGCGCTGCATCGTGAGTCTTGGGACGCTGAACGGGAATGCAAGAGGCTGCTTAGAATTGAGGCCGGGGAGTGTGCAGCATGATAGAGACACCAGAAGAGAGGGAGGCATTCGACAACATAACCAGGCGACAGAATGCAGCATCGAGCAATCCAGCTTGTCACGATGTATTATCCGAGGCCATTGAGGTAATACGGAGCTGCCGAACAACCAGTGCTGACGGAATAGCGAGAGCTCTGGCAAAAGCCGGGCTTCTAAATAAAGAAAATATTTTTTCCAAAAAGGCTTGAAAAGGAAAATAGATTTGCTACTATTAACTCATGGGGAGGCAAAACGCCAACCGCAACGGAGATAAGAAAATGAAAGGCACAGAGAAGCAAGTATCATACGCAAAAGACATCGCAGCAAAAGCAAACGCATTTTTCGCAGAATTTATGCCAGGCCTGAAAGCTGATATCGCCGAGAAGCTGGAAAAAACACTGGAAAAAGAAGCTGCAAGAGGGAAGCCAAGCAAATTTGCTCCTCTGTACCGTCAGCAACTGGTTGAAATTGAAAAGCTGGAAGCGATCTTTAACGGCGATGACGCAGTTGCCATCATTGAAAATAAACTGGACTCGCTGATGTTAGAGTGCGCCGTTGAGGGTAAATCAATGGAAACTCCAGAAGTGGCCTTCGCCAGCATGGTGGTTCGTCACGTTAACAAAAACATCCCAGCATAATTGGAGGGCTAGCAGTGACCGCAGCTAAAAGAGCAAAGGAGCTTGGTGCTAAGAGCCTACAACAAATAACTGATGCCTGGGGTTGCACACCTCAGAACATCAGGAACACATTCAAAACCAGGCCTCACCAGTTCGATATCATTGTACTTGGAGTTCTTCAAAGTCAAAAAAGTGACAACATTCCTAAAAATACCAACGAAAGCCATTGACAGTGCGATATGGGTGCGACATAATTAAGCCGTACTCAAGAACGAGTGCAAACAAACCAACTGAGAAGCCCGCTAAATGCAGGGCGAAAGTAAGAGGAACGAATCATGAATATCAACGAATGGGCAGTATCTCGCGAAACATCAATCGAAGTAGTTGAGGCAATTTTTGAGCTTGCCCAAGGCGATGAGAACAAAGCTCAGCAAATCTGGGAAGATGGCGATGATAGAATTATAGACATCGCGTTCTCCAAGACGGAAGAAGATGAGCTGTACTGGGGCGAAGAAACCATAAGTCGTAGCTAATATTCAATAGGGCCGCATAATGCGGCCTTTTTATGTTTTACCTCAGAAAAAATACGTCGTTAAGGAAAATAGAATGGCATCAATAAAAAAATCAGTTCGCTTGACTGACGCAACAATAGAGACCTGCAAAGCGTTGAGTGATGCAGGCGATGTAAACTGGTCAGGAAGCATTAACGCAATGGCTGAGCAATACCAGCTGCTTATTAAAGAAGCCATGCCTGAGATGCAGGAAAACCAGTGGAACGCGATATACTGCTGTTTCAATGGGTATGCTCCACACCCAGATATTAACCAAGAGATTAACATGCTTCCCTGGCACATTGAGCAAGGATGCGAGTTCGACGATCAAGTGAGGGATTTTTTGGGCGATGAACAACAATCAAAATTGTTTATAGAGACCATCAAGCAGATGTCTCCTAGCCAGCGACTTGCGATAATTTATAAAGCAAGGACTTATTGGAGCAAATGTTGACAGATTTAACTAATAGTGATTAAATTGCCCCAAGGATGGGATAAAACCCATTGAGCACTGAAAACCGCCTTATTTGGGCGGTTTTTTCGTTTCTGGCCTCGGGTAACTCAGGGGCTTTTTGTTTATGTGGTCAAGTTGAAAAAATTACGACTCTATCTCATCGCTGCTGGTTTATCTGGCGCCACCCTAACCGGTGGCGTTTTTATTGCTGAGCATGAAGGTTTGGTGCTTGGAACATATGTTGACCCTGTTGGCATCGTAACAGAGTGTTTCGGCCAGAGAGCCGACGGGCAGGAGCCTGGGCAACCTCGTTCAATGGAGTACTGCCTGGATCAACTGGCAGACAATCTGGCTACCTATAATCGCCAGCTGTTGCGCCTCACCGACGGGGTGAAACTTACGGAAGGCGAAAATGCCGCTTACCTCAGTTTCGTCTACAACGTCGGCGCCGAGGCGTTCCGCACCTCGACCTTGCGCAAAAAGTTGCTGGCCGGTGACCACATTGGCGCATGTAACGAGCTCACGCGCTGGGTTTACTCCAAAGGCCGCAAACTAAATGGCCTAGTTAATCGCCGCGCAAAAGAGCGCGAACTTTGTTTATCAAACCTGAAAGGAAACGCCAATGAACCCTTTAAACCGTCTGTTGGGCCCGGCTACGGTCCTGCTGTTGCTCATCGTCGTGAGTTTAGTCTTCGCCTTATCGATGGCAAACGCCAGCCTAGATACTGCAAAGGCAAATCTCGAATCGTCCGAACTGCAGAAGTCCCAGCTGCAGCTTGATGCGGATCTGCTCACCAAACAGCTGCTGAGAGCTGAGAAGGATAAAGCGGATTTGCGACTCAATGCCGACAGGCTTGAACGAATACTTGGTGACAGGGAGCGGGACAGGTTAGCAGCATCTGATAATGCTGAAGCTGTCGAACAGGCCACAAGAGAACTACTCGAGGATCCGGAAGATGAAGACGCACAGGCTTGGGCTGTCACTGCTGTTCCTGATGAGCTTAATCGGCTGCTCTGGCACAACTCCTATTGTGCGGACAGTAACCGTAACGGAAACAGTGTATGTGCTACCGCCAGAGTCTCTGATGAGTCGATGCGAAATCCCAGTATACCAGGGCAAAACCAATCAAGAGCTCTATAGGTACTCAAACCAGGCTATTGCTGCTTTAGTTCGCTGCAATGTGGACTGGAAGGCATTGCGCGACTGGAGAGAGTCAAAGAAAGCCAACTGAAACGATAGGGCCACCACCGGAGGCCAACACCATGAGAATAGTCGAGAAGATTATGGACAAATCAACGCCGTTCTGGACATACGTAGCTTCACTGTCAACAGCCATTGGCGGGTGGTTGTCACTAAACAACATAGCAATTCTAATCGGTATTTTGACGACTATTGTCCTTGGTGTGGTTCAGTTTCGGCACTGGATAGCTGCAATCAAGCTGAATAATGAAAGGCGTTTGATGGAGAGGGAATTCCACGAAGCCAGGATGCGCCAAGTTAAAGGTGACGAGTGCGCAGAGCGGTAATTCAAATACTTAACCGATCAGGTTTTTAATTATTTGAATAATAAAGACTTTACAGAAAACAACAGAAGATAATGCCGCGCGCACTGTCTCAAAAACAAAACACTACCTTTTTTCTCGAAACAACCCCTAACGAAAGCGAGGCTAGCACATGAAACTATGTGGCGCTAAAACTCGCAGCGGTAAGCCGTGTAGAGGCAAGGCTATGGCGAATGGCCGCTGCAGGATGCACGGTGGAACAAGCCCTGGTGCTCCAAAGGGTAACCAGAACGCCAGAAAACACGGCATTTATTCCAAGGCAATGATCCCTGAGGAATTGGAGATTTACGATTCGATCGAGGTCGGGAACATTGATGAAGAGATAAAAGTGGCAAAGCTTCAGCTTCTTCGAGCATTAAAGGCTCAGAACAAGGCTGATGATGGTGACAACCTTGAACTGTTTGAGGAAATCACCTCGAGCGGTGGAGAGGATATAGAAGTTCCCGAAGGTGTAGATGTTCCAGCCGGAAGGACGACAGTAAAGCGCAAGCGCAGAGAGTACGAGGGAATTATCAATACTCTACTAGGGCGAATTGGGGATCTTGAATCTAAACGCGCTGAGATGATCGCCAAGTCAAGTGACGGCAACGACGACATGACAGACGTTCTCGGGAAGCTTATAGACAAGCTGCCGGGGTAGTCATGGTGCAGCTAACAACTGGAAACTTGCTGTTAGATAGGCAGCTTTCTCGCTGGTACGAGCTTAAGGATCACCCGGTACAGTTGGCCCTGATAGCCGCTGTCCCAAGTGGAATCAGGTTCCCACTTGTTCCTGCCGGGCGCCGTAGCGGAAAGACAGAAAGATTTAAGCGCTTCCTGGTAAAGCAGGCCAATGCGGTGGTAGGGCAGTATTTTGCAGCAGCCCCAACGCATGACCAGGCAAAGAAGATTTTTTGGGATGACCTGAAAGCTTTCACGCTTTCGTGCATGCACCCTAAGCGGCCATCAGAGTCAGACAGGATAATTTACTTGCCGAACGGCAGTGAAATTCATGTTTTCGGGCTAGATAAGCCTCAGCGTATTGAGGGGATCCCATGGAAGGGTGGTGGCATTGACGAGTTTGCCGATGTTAAGCCTGACGCCTGGGAGGCTAACATCCTGCCGGCGCTTAACACTGTTAACCCATTGGACCCTGATTATCGAGCCTGGTGCTGGCTGCTTGGGGTTCCTGATGGCCTAAACCATTACTACGACCTGTGCCATAAAGCTGATTCAGGTGAGGATCCAAACTTTAGGGTATTCCACTGGAAATCAGCAGAGATTTTGCCTCCCGATGTGATTGACGCCATGAAGCGCGCCATGTCACTCAAGCAATACAGGCAAGAATTTGAAGCCAGTTTTGAGACAGCAAGTGGTCGAATATACGAAGACTACAGCAAGGCGAATCACACAACTGAGCGGATCAAACCGCATGAACAGCTTATGTGGATGCATGACCAGAACTACACGCCGCTTTCTTCTGCTATCGGAGTTAGGAGAAACGACGGAAAGGATCTCTACCTGCTCGATGAGATTGTTCTAACAAGTGCGATTTCAAAGCAGTCCGCTATGGAATTCGTTGAGAAGTTCAAGAATCACCAGAACAAGCACGTTTTGATATACGGAGACCCTGCAGGCAAGGCTGGTGAGAAGCATGGCCACGCATCTGACTACACCGATATTGAAGGCGTTCTTAAGGCCAATGGCTGGCGCTACACCAGGAAGGTAAAGCCAGCACACCCAGCCATTAAAGATAGGCAAAACGCGGTCAGAGCCAAGATATGTACTGCAGACGGGCACCGCAGCCTGTTTGTTAACCCTGTGACAGCCAAATGGTGTGACAAGGGGCTTTCAACAGTTCAACTTCAGAAGGGTTCAACCTTCCAAGAAGACCAGAAAAATGAGTACCAGCACATCACAACGGCCATAGGCTATTGCATTGATGTCGAGTGGCCTATCAACAAAAAAGTTGTCGGAACTCTACAAGTCAGAGGTTTATAAAATGCCAGTTACAAGCTTGCACCCGCTTTACAAGAAAATGGAAAGTGACTGGGACATCATGGCCGAAGCCCTTGAAGGCGAAGATGCAGTAAAGGCTAACCCAAATCGGCTGAGAAAAACCGAAGGGATGATGGAGGCTGAGAGAGTAAGCCAAGATAACGCCTATATTTACAAAAGCTACCTCCACCGAGCCGAGTATCCGCACTGGGTGAAAGACGGGCTCAGAACCATGATGGGCCTTGTTTCTCGTCTAACGCCTGAGATAGTACTGCCTGATCGAATGGAGTCCATGCGGGAGAATGCTACTGCAGATGGATTCGGGCTTGTTCAGCTCTTTCAGAGAACTGTAGCTGCATCTCTTGGATATGGCCGCAATGTGTTGCTGGTGGATGTTGACGATAACCAACTGCCATTTGTCGCTGTTTATGGTGCCAAAGACGCCACTAACTGGAAAGAGAGCTTGGTCGATGGCCGCAAAGACCTAACCCTGACAGTGCTACAGGAGCTTAAAAGCAAAAGCTCTGACGAGTTTAGTCACGAATCAGAAACCGTTTATCGAGTGCTGGATCTTGAAGATGGAATATACCGGGCCAGGGTAGTTAATTCAGCCGGAGCTGATGTTGATGAAGAAAAGCGTCCAGGAATGTATGGCGCCAATGGTGATCTGGTACGTGGGCTGAACTACATCCCTATTGTGTTTTCCGGATCAACTGATAACTCTCCCGATCCTGATGAAATCCCCTTGTTGTCAATGGCCAAAGCCGCTCTGAAATACTACGAGTTATCAGCAGACTATTACCAAGCTTTGCACCGAACTGCGCACCCGCAACCATGGGTTTCAGGCCTGAGTGAGGATCAGAACCTTAGGGTTACCGGGCCTTCTGCAGCTTGGGCTCTTCCTCAGGATGCTCAATGTGGTTATCTGGAAATCACAGGGAACGGAATAGAAAAGATCAAGTCAGCCATGGACACGCAACGAAGCTCCGCTCTTGAGTCAGGCGCTAAGGTTATGGACGTAGGAGGCATTGAGTCAGGTGACGCACGGCGCGCCAGACAGGATGATCAGCAGGCCACCCTCCACACAGTAGTCATGAATGCGGCAGAGGCTGTTGAGCAGTGTCTCAGATTTGCGGCTCAGTTTATGGATATAGATCCAGATGAAGTGAAGTTCGCAGTTAAACCAGACTTTGTTGTTGCAGACGTTGATCCGCAGATGGCTGCACAGCTTCTGCAGGCGGTAATGGCTGGCAAGGTAAGTAATGAGTCTTACTGGACATACATTGGCACAGGCAAGCTTCCTGAGCGTTCCTGGGAAGATGAGTTTCTGATGATCGATAATGCAGGCGGCATCTGATGGCAACAAGTGGTGAGCTCAGAGCAGCGCAAAATGCCATAGCCTCTGCCATATCACAACACGCAAGTTACCAATATCGAGCATCTTCGGCGATAGTCAATCAGGTTAACTCCAGAATTGATGAACTCGCCATTGAGCTGGCAAAGGAACTTCTTCACCGGTTGGATGGCATTGGCCTAGCAGAGTTAGAGAGTTTTCTTGTTGGAAGGTACAACACAACAAGACTGAAAGGGATTAAGGAGCAGATTGATAACTACGGACAAGGCCTGTCAGCTGCTTTGAATAACAACTGGTCCAACTCAGCAGCTGCGCTTGCTGGATATGAAGCCACATACATTTATGAGCTTTTCGACCGAGTTTTTGAAGATATAAAAAAGCCAAAAATTGCAGATAACACGGTCTATAAAAAGGCTATGGACAGGCCGCTTTCTGGTTCAGCGCCTTTTGGTGGCAGGCTGGTGGACACGCTTTTAAGTGAGTTCTCCAAGCCAAAGCAAGATGCAATATACGCCTCTATTCGTGCCGGGGTTGTTGCGGGCAACACCAATAGCGAGATAGTGAAAGCCATTAGAGGCACTGCAAAACTCAACTATCAAGACGGCCTGATATACCAAGCCAAGATTGATGCGGAAAGGCTTATCCGAACGGCGAGAAATCACATCAGCAACCAGGCATACAATCAAATGTATGATGAAATTGGTGTTGATTACGTGGTTTTTCTTGCAACACTTGATGGCCGAACATCAAAAATATGTGCCTCGTTGGACGGGAAGTCGTGGCTTAAGAGTGATCCGCATCCTGTGCCGCCACTTCATCCTAATTGCCGCTCACAGTTGATCCCGTCATTGGATGGGAAGGTTATCGGCACCAGGCCGTTTGTCAGGGCTTTGAAGGTCAGGGGGCGCGATGGCGAACGCTCATTCCGCAGCATTGGCAACATGACAAAAAAACAGCGAGAGAAAGCAGGCCTGGAGATAGGGCAGGTAGATGCCAAAACGAACTACAGCAAGTGGTTTGCTAACCAAGACGCCGAGTTCAAGCGTGAATGGCTCGGGCCAACACGATACAAGCTCTATACGGAGGGCAAATACCCTCTTAGCAAATTCGCGGATCCGCTTACAGGCCGGCAGTACTCAATTGATGAGCTGAGAATGCGAGACGCCGATACATTCCGGCAAATATTTGGCGAATAACCAACACAGATTTTAAACCAACCCGCTTCGGCGGGTTTTTTATTGCCCGCCAGGCGGGCTCAACCAGTCCCAAGGGGATAGAAAAATGGCATTAGAAATCGACCTGGCCGAACTCGGCTTAGAACTGGATGAAACCAAAGGCTCAGAACTCAAGGAGAAACTGAGCGGTTTGTTTCAATCCGCACTGGACAAGGAAGTCACCGGGCTTAAAAGCAAGAACGGTGAGCTAATCCAAAGCAGTAAGGCCACTAAGCAAGAGCTGGAGGCGCTAAAGTCCCAGTTCGATGGCCTGGATATTGAGTCAGTCAAAGGATTGCTCCAGCGAGCATCACAGGATGAAGAGACCAAATTGATTGCCGAGGGCAAGCTCGACGAGGTTATCTCACGCCGTACTGAGCGACTGCGCGCTGAGCTCGACAAAAAACTCAATACCGAAGTGGAAGGGCGAACCAAGGCCGAGAAGAAGGCCAAATCGCTCGAAGGCCGGGCAATTTCTGATGCAATCAAAAGCGGTGCGATTGAAGCTGGAGCTGAAAAGTCGGCTCTGGATGATTTCGTTTTCCGCGGCCAAGGATTCTGGCAGCTGGACGACGAAGGGAACCTTGTCGCCATGAAGGACGACGAGATTGTCTACGGCAAGGATGCCAAGACTCCGCTTACACCGAAGGAGTGGGCTGAGTCTTTGCGCGAAAGTGCTCCTCATCTGTTCCCAAGAGCTCAGGGAGGCGGCGCCTCAGGTGGTGGTAACGGTAAGGCTGTGAAACCACGTTCACAAATGAATCCTGAAGAAAAACGTGCATACATTCAAAAGCACGGTCAGGAAGCGTTTCTTAAATTACCGAAAGAATAGGAGTGTCTAAATGGCTACTACCGTAAATACTGACATGATCATCTACAACGATCTGGCTCAGACCGCATACCTCGAGCGCCTTCAAGACGTTCTTGAGGTGTTTAACACTGCGTCAAATGGTGCGATTGTGCTGCGCAACGAATTGATCGAAGGCGACCTGCGTAAGCGAGCCTTCTACAAAATTGGCGGCTCACTGGCACACCGCGACGTCAACTCCACTGCAGCTCCTTCAGGCTCAAAAATCGGCTCTGGTGAGATGATCGGCGTTAAGTCTCCATGGAAGTACGGCCCTTATGAAACCACGGAAGAAGCGTTTAAGCGCCGGGCTCGCTCGCCTGAAGAGTTTTCAGAGCTGGTTGGCCAGGACATGGCTGATGCGGTTTTGGATTACTACATTCAGGCAGCATTCGCTGGTCTGTCTGGTGCCATCGGCTCCAATGCCAACATGGTAACTACGGCTGCGTTTGCAACCGATCACAAGAAAGTGCTCACCAAGGGCATGCGTAAGTTTGGTGACCGCTTCAACAGGATCTCCATGTTTGGCATGAACAGTGCTGTCTACTTCGACCTGGTTGATGACGCTATCGACCAAAAGGTTTATGAAGAAGCCGGTATCGTGATCTATGGCGGCGTTCCGGGAACTATGGGCAAGCCCGTGCTGGTTTCAGACACCATTCCTGAAGAGTCTATCTTTGGCCTTCAGGCCGGTGCAGTGACCGTCACTGAGTCCCAGGCTCCAGGTATTCGTTCATACGATATCAATACCCAGGAAAACCTGGCGCTTGGTTATCGTGGTGAAGGTACGTTCAACGTCGATCTGCTCGGATACAGCTGGAACGAGACCGCAGGCAGTACCAACCCCAACCTGGCTGCTCTTGGGGCAACAGCCAACTGGACCAAGTACGCTACCAGCGACAAGGCAACGGCTGGCGTGCTGATTGACCTGTCTCCGGTAACCCCCTAAACGACAATTCGAAAACCATTGACTGGCGGGGTTCTCCCCGCCTTTTCTTTGGAGTTCATGATGAAAAATTTGAGCCTAAATTGAAAAATTGGAGTTCATGATGAAAAAACTGTACTACTCAAAGCGCGGAGTGAAAGCTCCTGAAGGCTTCTCAGCCCGTAATGCAGCCTACTTCTCTGGTGTTGAAAACAATGTTGATGAGGTGCTGGTTAACGGCGACTATCCGATCATTGTGGCAGCCTATGAAAAAGCTGAGGTCAATGTATCGGTAGAAGAGCCAGAAGCCGATGCCAAAAAAGACAAGCCGCTTGGCGTTGCTGATCTGAGAAAGCTGCTTACCGACGCAGAGGTTGAATTTCCTGCTGACGCAAAAAGGCCGGAGCTCCAAGCTCTTGTTGATGCCATGGATAAAGGCAAATAACCATGATCGAATACATCACTGTCGCGGATGTTGATGAAAAGCTGGGTGATGGCTGGGCCGATGCCGGCAAGAAGTCACGCGCAGTGATGATCGCCAACGTCTGGTTGAGCAATCTGAACATGCCGCAGAAAGATGCCGACGGCAAATCATACCCTGATGAGGTCCCGTATCCAGACGAATGGATACAGGCCGGTGCCGAAGTGGCCAAGGATGCTGCCGCCGGCAATATTTATGGCGCAACTGAAACCGGTGTAACCAGCAAAACTGTTAAGGCCGACACAGTTTCTTCTAGCCGCACATACTCAACCAACTCCAAGAAATACACCGCTGGCGAATCTTTGGCCCTGGCTCTATTGAAGCCGTGGATCAACCAAATGCCAAATGTCATGTTTTTGAAGAGGGTTTGATATGGGCTTACGCGACGAAATAGCAGCAGATATTGCTGATGCATTTGATGGTGATCTTGCCGATGCAGTTAAATCTTTCACCGGGAAAAGAACGGTGATAACTGGCTATGACCCCATCACAGAGCAACCAGTAAAGCAAGAAATCATCTACACAGGTCGCGGTACGTTCGGCAGCTACGCTGTCAACATCATAGACGGTGTAAATATCCTTGCCACCGACACCAAACTGACGTGCTTGCAGGCAGAAGCTGTCGATTCTACTGGATCAAAATTCACACCTGAAATTGACGACGTTATCAACGGAATGAAGGTGATCAAGGTGGGTAAGGATCCGGCTGATGTTATCTGGAATATCCAGCTCAGGGAGGCATGATGGCTAAGTATCGTCCCTACATTTACAGAACACCTTTTCAGCATGTGTTGTACGCATTAGCCAGAAACCAAGAGCAGTACAATAAAATCACCGGCAGAAAAAGAGATAAGTTTCTAGATTCTGGCGCTGATGCATGTGTGACTCATTTTTCAGACAAAAAGAAAGAGACTCTTTGTGTTGCTCAGATTGGCGATGTGACTGAGCATTCATTGTTGCAGGTGCATGGGCTGCTACTGCATGAGGCAGTACACATATGGCAAGAAGTAAGGACATGCATGGGTGAGGAAAAGCCAAGTTCAGAATTTGAGGCTTACTCTATCCAGGCTATAGCCCAAGACCTTTTTGAAGCGTTTGAAGAAAGCGAGAAGGTCAATGGCTAAGGGCGGTTGGTCTAATCCTCCATCTGGATTCATGTCAGAGGTGGAAGGGTATATCAACGGATTCCAGCGCCGCATAGCCACGGATGCGCTATCGATGGTGGTAATGGGTTCTCCAGTTGATAAAGGGGCTTACCGTGGCAATCATCGGGTCACCATTAACGGCATCGATATCAGCTACTCGCTGGATGATGTTGATAAGGCTGGGCAGGAAACCATTAGCCGAGGAACAAGCGTGATTGATGGTGCCAATCTGGTTTACAAAGAGATCGTTATTCAGAACAACCTGCCATACGGCGAGTCTTTGGAAGTGGGGCACTCACAGCAAGCACCGCAAGGCATTTACGGCCCAGCAATGGCAACTCTCGCAGCCAAATATGGTGGCAAGCAATGACATTTGAAGAAATACGCCAAACCATTGTCGGCCGAATGGTGACATTCACCGGCATTGAGCAATCGCGCATTGAGTACCCAAACCAGCCTCAGCGATTCGATCCACCTGAAACCGGGCTGTGGTGTCGCTTGGGCATTCAGCATGGCACCTCGTTTTTCTCTGGTGTCGGCGATAAGCCATGCACCAGAAAGCCAGGGCTGATAGTAATCCAGTGCTTTGCAAGACTGCAAACGGGAACCAGGGCCCTGAACGAACTAGCCTCTGCACTTGAAGTGCATTTTGCCTATTGGTCGCAGGGAAAATTCGAATGCTGGGAGGCCAACCAATTAGACATTGGTAAAGACCAGACCGGCCAGTTTTATCAAATCAACGTGAATATCAGGTTCGTTGCCGACTAACAGGCCACAGCCACCAAAACAAAGGTCAGCCATTGTGCTGGCCTTTTTTATTGCCCGCGTTCCGTGGGCACCAGAAACAGGAGAGCAATTATGTCGTCTGGGGCAAAAGTTATTTCTCACATCGTGAGAGAAACCACTCCCGGGGTAGTCCCGGATCCGGCAGTTTGGCAGGTTATGCGCCTGACCAGTAATGCCATGACACCAACAGTAAACACTGAAGAGTCCGAAGAGATCACCGACACCCGTATTGGCCAGGGCAGTATTGCCACCAGTGTTGATATCGGCGGCGATTTGGCCGGTGAGTTGTCTTATCAGACATTCGACTCTCTGCTGGCTGCTGCTTTCTACAATGATTGGGCAGCAGACCAGCTTACTATCGGTGAAACCCGAATTACCCACTCAATCGCAAAGGGCTTCAAGGATATTGGCGTATACGCATTATTCAAAGGCGCCCATGTGTCCACTTGGGCTCTGGATATCCCGGAGGAAGGCAAGGTGACTACCACATTCACCATGTCGTGCCTCGATTATGAAGACGCAAGCGCGCCCATAGTTGTTGGCGCAGACCAGGCAACAGACACGCCGTTCATGAGTTCTCTGAGTGTCGGCAACGTGAAAGTTGATGGCCAGAGCCTTGAAGGCGTTGCTTGTATCTCAGCAATGAGTCTGTCTTTGGATAACTCACTGCAAACCCAGCGCTGTCTTGGCACCTCAAAACTGGGCCCAGGTGCCTTGATTGAGACCGCGGCCAACTTTACCGGCACCATGACTCTGGCATTTTCTGCCAAGGCCTGGGAAATCTGGAAAAACCAGTTCACCAGGGAAACAGTATCGGTTGAGTTCCCAATCCTCGACAGCCTTGGCAACCAGTACATGATACAGCTGCCTAAAGTTGAGGTTGATGGGGATCTGCCAAGCGGTGGACGGACTGACATTCTGCAAATGGAATTGAACATGATGATTGCCAAGCAAAGCCCGGTCATCATCCGCACTCCTGCACCCACCGCTCTGACAGTTAGCGGCGGCTCTGCTGTTGGTACCGGCGCAACACTGCAGCTATCAGTTGCGGCAACCCCGGCCAACGGAAACACATCAGTGACATGGACCTCTTCTGACGAAGCCGTGGCCACTGTTGACTCGGCAGGGTTGGTAACCGGTGTTTCTTCCGGAACAGCCACTATCACAGCAACCAGCTCGGTAAACAAGACTGTCAGCGACAGCGTGGAAGTTACCGTTTCTTAATCTCAGCGCCCGGCACCGCCCGGGCTTTTTCTTGGAGAGAAGCATGACCTTATCTCTTGCCAATTCTGATTTGGTAGCCTCAGGCGTCCGCTGGTTCAACTTTGATGAAACCACTCGCGTAAAAGTCGCCGGCATCGATGAGAACAAATACCAGATTGCAGTTGACCGGGCCCGCAGGCTGATAACCCAGTCCGATGCCAGGCAGTCGCTGCACAACATTTCAGTATCTGATGCAGACACCACTGAGTTTGATGTGCAGTGCCAACTGATGGCCAAGTTCCTGATCCGCGATTGGGATGGTGTTGTAAACGAAGACGGCAGCGAAGCCGAGTTCAGCGCCGAGGCTGCCGAGAAGCTGTTGAAAAGCAACGCGGCATTCTTTGCCTGGGTGTTGGAGAAGTCCACAGTAGTCGCAATCGAAAAGAAAGCTGATGTGGCGCAGATTAAAAAAAAGTCTTAGCCAGGTTCGATTGGGAGCGTAACTGGGTCGGCAAGACGGAAAAGAAATCACTAATCCATCAGAAACTTGGCGTTCAAATACCAGACGAGCCTGAAACGGATCCGCTAACTGACTACATCATTTCGATGTTCTGGCAGCTTGACTCTGGCAGGCGTTGGCTGGCGACTCCGGTTTCTGCTGTTCCGTCTCGCATAACCATGTCAGAAATCACCTCTGTGGTGGCTGTGCTTGGTGATGTGATGGCCCGCCCAGCGCTTGACAGCATCATCTTTGCTATGGATTGCGAGTACATGGAGAGCATTAGCAAATGACTGAAACATTCATCTGGCCTGTAAACGTCGGAGCCACCGGCGAAACTACGCACAAGGTTCTCAAAAACGAATTTGGTGACGGCTACACCCAGGCGTTTGGTGTAGGAATCAACAACCGCTCAACCAGTTGGAGCGTTTCTGTTTCAGGGTTTGTTGACGGGATCCGCACGCCAAACATCAAGCCAGTGCTCGACTTCCTCAAGGCCCGTCAGGGCTATCAGTCATTCTATTGGACAACGCCGGGCGGTGATATTGGCCTGTTCAGGGCTGAGAACTACTCAACGGCCAACGACTCCCAGAACGGTAAAACAACAATCACCTGGACCATGCAGGAGACCTTCCAGCCATGAGTATGGAATCAGATGTTCAAAAACTGGAACCCGGCAACCTTATCAGGCTGTTTGAGCTTGACCTAAGCGAATACAGCGGCGGCATTCAGCGTTTTCATGGCCACATGCAAAGCGGGATCATTACCTGGCAGGGTCTCGAGTATGCGCCAATAGCCATCGATGTTACCGGTATGGAAATGAACGGCGGCAAGACTGTCGCACCGGTTCTGAGTATCGGCAACATGATAAACGGCCAGCGAGGTGCGGTGTCGGCACTGTGCCTGTACTTCAACGACTTTGTCGGCGCCAAGCTGACTGTGCATGAGACATTTGCTCATTATCTTGACGCGGTAAATTTCCCGGAAGGCAACCCAAACGCCTCTGACAGCGAAGCAATAAGCATTTGGTACATAGAGCAGAAAACATCAGAGAACGTGCAGCAGGTGCAGTTTGAGCTGGCTTCACCTACGAGTTACGCCGACATGCTTATTCCCACCAGGCAGATTACCAATCGTTGCACTTGGTGCGTGCGCGGTGAGTATCGAGGCGACTCATGCGGTTACACCGGGCCTTATGTTGATGTTGATGGCAATCCAACCACGGATCCGGAGCAAGACAAGTGCTCAGGTCTGCTCGATTCAGGATGCAAGCCGCGATTTGGCGCCGATGCCGAGCTGCCATTCGGCGGCTTCCCCAGCGCCGGTTTATTGAGGTAGAACCATGATTAAACTATCAAAGAAAGTAATGGCAGATATAGCTGGGCACGCCGAAGAGTGCGCACCAAATGAGTGCTGCGGCTTGCTTGTAATGGTGGGGCGAAAAGTCAGCTACCACCAATGCACCAATATTGCAGCAGATCCGCAAAATCACTTCCACATTGACCCGGTTGATTACTGCAAGGCTGAGGATGCCGGCACAGTGATTGCCATCGTTCACAGCCATCCTGACGCGCTGCCACGGCCATCAGTTGTCGATAGGCTTGAATGTGAAAAACACCGGCTGCCGTGGCTAATTATCGGCAGAGACAACGAAACTGAATGGCTTGAGCCTTGCGGATTCATAGCACCGCTGCTTGGGCGCAAATTCGTACATGGCGTGCTTGATTGCTACCAGGCAATTTCAGACTTCTACGCCAGAGAGTTTGATATCAACCTTGGTCACTACGACAGGGAAGATGGTTGGTGGGAGCGTCAAGACGGCCCCAGCCTGTACCTGGATAATTTCAGGAAAGAGGGCTTTGTGCAGGTTGACTCTCCCCAGTACGGCGACATTCTAATCATGCGCATCAAAACACCAGGGGTTACCTGTCACCACCCAAACCATGCCGCCGTGTTCCTCGGAAGCGATCCGCAACTGAAGAGCGAGCAGGCTCCAACGCTATACGGCCCAGGGCCATTCTTCTTTCACCACCTGTACGGGCGGCTATCAACCCGCGAGATATACGGCCACAGCTGGGCAAACCGCACCGAAGTAGTGCTGCGCCACCAATCGAAAATGTGAGGTAACCATGGGAATGCGTACTATCCGCCTTTATGGCGTTCTGGGCTCCAAGTTCGGCAGAGAATATCGACTGGATTGCAACTCGCCGGCAGATGCCGTTCAGGCCCTGTGCAACATGGTTCCAGGGTTCGAGCAGTTCATGAGAACCGCAGACCAAAAAGGGTTGGTGTTTGCCGTATTCAGTGGCAAACGAAACCTATCTGAGGACGAGCTGATATTCAGTGGCACCGAGGATGAGGTGATCCGCATTGCGCCGATTATCAAGGGAAGCAAACAAGGAGGTGTGTTTCAGGTAATCCTTGGCGTGGTTCTGGTGGTCGTGGGGTATTTCACATTTGGGACCACATCTGCCTACGGTGTTGGATTGATTGCTGCTGGCCTTGGTGTCGCACTTGGCGGCGTAGTGCAAATGCTTTCTCCGATGCCAAAAACTACTGGAACAGGCGAGGAGGATGGCAACAATCCAAGCACAGGCTTTGGCGGCCCGGTAACTACAACGTCAGCCGGGCACCCTGTGCCCTTGCTTTATGGCGAGTTTGAAGTTGGTGGAGCTGTGTTATCAGGCGGCATCTACACAGAAGACCAAGCCTAAAAAACAAATTAACTTATCCCAAAAGCAAAACCCCGAATGCGGCGAACATTCGGGGTTTTTTGCATTTACCCCTATCCACACTAGGAGCAAAGCATAAATGAATGATAGCAAGTCAAAAGTAGAAATTCATCCCAAAAGAGGTTTGAAGATGGAATTAGTCACAGACAAGTGGATCCGCAAATGTATTGGGTTTGCAGTGGTTATTGTGGCGCTCTCGGTGCTGCTGGTAGCGTCTGCGCCACTGATGTTCAATCTTGCAGAAATCATCACTGCCCTGAAAATGTAACCCCTATTCATCAATCCAAATACAACGGCCGCGAAAGCGGTTTTTTTGTGCCTGGAATTTACGGAGCCCAGTCATGGCATACGAATCAAGACTGTCGATTACCATTGACAGCCGCACCGCTGAACAGCGCGCCGAAGATATGCAGAAGTCCCTTGAGCTGCTTGAGCGCGCCGGAGTAAGACTGACCAACACCAACAGCAAGGTATCAAGCAGCAGCAAAAACGCCGGTAGCGCAATGGGTGAGGCCGGTTCAAAGGCAAAAAACGGCGCGTCAGGTGTAGACCGGATCAACAAGTCACTCAAAGAGACTGACTCTGCTGCGGCATCGGCTGCGGCCACTATGAGAAGAACGCTCATTGGCGCATTTGCAGGCATCAGCACGATGCAGATCATCGATATAGCAGACCAATGGGGCCAGTATGACACCCGCATAAGGGGAGCAATCAGAAGCACTGAAGAGTACACCTATGTAAACGAACGCCTCCTGCAATCATCAGCAGACACCTTCCGGAGTATCAACGAGACAAAAGAGTCATTTATTAACCTGTCACCAGTGTTGCGTGACATGGGCCTAACACTGTCACAGTCAATAGACGCCGTGGATGCCTTTTCTGGGTTGCTGGTTGTTAACGGCGCCAATGCCGAGAGGGGCGCGGCAGCCATTCAGGCGCTGGCCAAGTCAATGCAAAAAGGCAAAGTTGATGCCGATGCCTGGATCACTATCTACAGTACGGCCGACACGATTGTTGATTCGTTGGCAAAGAGTACCGGTAAATCAGCACAGGAACTCCGAAAGCTTGGTGCAGAAGGTAAGATAACCGGGGCAGAACTGGCAAAAGCGCTGGCTGAGGATTATGGGCGGATCATCGAGCAAGTGGAGAAAATGCCAACCACAGTGCGTGATGCTTTCACCAAAATGAATAACACCATATCCGAATACGTCGGTCAGCAGAATAAGGTCTATGGCATCACTGCAAAGATGGTTGATGGGATAAACGGACTATCAAACAACTTTGACACTCTGGTTACCATGGTGGGGGTAACGGCCGTAGCAGCTTTCAGTCGCTATGCTGGCGTCCTCACCTCAAACACTATTGAAACCATACGCAACGCTGTTTCCAAAGAGCGTGAGCGCATGGCGGCCGTGGCTGCAGCAGAGGCAGAGCTCAGACTTGCCACGGCAAAAAGGGCATCAGTGCTTACTGCTGGCCAGGCAATAGTCGCAGATCAGCGCCTCGCAGCAGCTCGCACCAATTTGGCAGCTGTAACCAACCAAGCCACAATTGCTACCAGGGCATTTAACGGAGCAATGTCTCTCGTCGGCGGCCCTGCAGGTTTGGTTTTTCTTGGCGCAGCAGCTCTGACTTACTGGGCTACCTCAGCGCAGGACTCACAACAGAAAACTGCCGGGCTTAGCGATGAGATTGATAGCCTTCTTGGCCGAATGGATCAACTCAGAAAAAAACAGCTTAGCGAAGCTATCACAAAGCAAACAGATGCTATCGCCAACCTCAAAGAGCAAATCAAGGATGTTCGATTTGACAGGATCACCCAATATGACAGTGTCGGCGATTATCTAGATGGGGTGGTTTCTGCCGGCAAGCGGCTTTTATCCAGTACGGAAGAGAATAGGGCGGCAGAACGTAAAGCGAATGCAGAAAGGTCGAAAGCCTATTCAGAATTATCTCAACAGCTTCAAAAAGCAGAGGATGATCTGCAAAAGCTGAAAGATGCGCTGGCTGGCGTGGATAGCGCAGGTAACACGGTAACTACCACAACAACACAGCTTGACCGTGCAACTCAGAGCCTCATTGACAAGCTGCAGGATCAATACGCAGCTGTAACCCTGAACAAGCAGCAGCTTGAGCAGTACAATAGCGAAAAGATAAAAGCGGCCATAGCTTCATCAAACCTAAGTGATCAGCAAAAAATAGAAGCTGAGCTACTGGTTGATGAAATCCATCGCCGCAAGCAGGCCAAGGACGCGCTTTTACAACAAAAGGCAGCTGCAGAAGAATACGCAGCAATCCAGAGGAAGCTCGCTGTATTCCAGGAACGACAAAACTTATCAATAACCGGCATGGGCATGGGAGATAAGTTTCGCCAACAGCAAGAGCAGGAACTGATTATCAGGCAGCAGGCCAAGGATGCCGTTCTGAAGCTGCAGCGGGATCAGCAATCTGAGTCAACACGGATCAGCCAGGAGGCATACCAGCAAAGACTGGCAAATATTCAGTATGAGGAAAGCAGGCAGATAGAGATCATTCGCCAAGCTGCTTTACAAAAAGCAGCAGCAGAACAGAGTTGGATAACCGGCTCAAGAGAGGCATTGCAAAATTATGCCGATAGTGCAGCGAATATATACCAGAACGTACAGAATGCTACCGCTGATGTGTTGAGTGAAACCACGTCAGCGATCAGTAGCAATCTTTATGAATTGGCATCAGGAACGCAATCAATTGGCGATTCTCTTCAGAACATGGCTAAAGGATTTGCTTCATCGATGTTGCAAGCCTTGAGTGATATAGCTGCTCAGTGGCTGGTTTACCAAGCCGTTCAGCTTCTAGTCGGAAAGACTACGCAGACTATGGCTGGCCAGGGGATGGTTGCTAATGCTTTGGCGACTCAGCAAATGGCTGCCCTGAACGCTTATTCCTCTACAGCAGCAATTCCTGTCTATGGTCCAGCAGCAGCACCTGCCGCAGCTACGGCTGCAATAGCTGCTACGACACCTCTTGTGACAATGATATCGTCATCTGCATTTGCTGGCATGTTTGATAATGGCGGGAGTATTCCATCAAACAAATGGGGGATCGTTGGCGAGTACGGCCCTGAGATTGTATCTGGTGCCAATGTGACAAGCAGGCAAACAACTGCTGACATTTTGAAGCAGGCTGCTGGTGGAGGGAAAGGAGACGTTTACATAAGCGTCAATATTGATGCCGAGTCAGGTGAAACAACAGTAAGTGGGGATCCTCAAGCAGACTATAAACAGCTTGGGGTAATGATAGGGAACGCTGTTCGCAAGATAATCATCGAGGAACAGCGCCCGATGGGCTTATTAGACAGGAACCGCTAAAGCTCGCCTTCATTTATAAAATATGGAGTGAAATACAATCCACTTCCGTCCATGCTAATCCGAAAGTTCTGCGGAACTCCAGGGATAGTTGTTGCCGACAGGTTTCTGATGACCATTCCAGAGCAAAGGCCGTTTTCTGAAGATCCAACACCAACATTATGGGTTCCTGCTGGAACATAAAAAACTGCTTTTTCGCCAGCATCGAGAAAGGCTGACTTTTTTCCGTCAACGTACACCGCAAGTGCGCATCCAACACCAAACAATCCAGAGTCACGAACTACAATAATAGTAGAATTGTTCACTGCTGATTTGTTTTGATAAGCCAGGAGTTTGTTCTGCGGTGCAATTTGAGCCTGTTCTATGGGTACTGGAGAAGTTGCACACCCAGCCAAAGCCATGGCGGCGATTAAAGCTACTTTCTTCATCATCTACGTCCTTGGTTGTTGAAAATTCAACTGTATTCATATGAATATGGTTGCTTCCGATAGCAAAATTCGAGAAGTTTTATGCATCCCACTGCGCAAGCTGAACGGTTGGCTATTCAGTATTAACCCGGCGAAGTTTCCTTTAGTCTCTCTATGGCCCGCTCAATCTGCTCCTTGATCGCCTCTAACTCAGCTATTGCTGGGTTCTGTATCTTGTGAAGGTTTAGTTTGTGGCAGATAACGTCTTCTTTTTTGATTGTAGTCTCTAGCCTATAGACTATTTCAGCGTTCATAGAACGCCCATGTACCTTTGCCATTTCAGCAATATGGCTTTTTACGCCTTCTGGCATTCGCAAGCCAAACGGCGCGATGTTACTAGCACCTTTCATAACAAACTCATTCTTAGCAAATGATTTCATAATGTAGCCATTTACGCCTTGACTTAATAGCTACAGCATGTAGTATTTCAATGACTACAGCATGTAACTATGGAGTATGGTATGAAGAATGTTCGTGATATACCGCCAACTGGCATCAGATTTCCTGATCAACTTAAGGGGTTGTTGAAAAGCGTTGCGAAAGAAGAGGGGCGGTCTCTAAACAAAGAGGTGATTAAACGAATTGAGAGGAGCCTTAGGGAGGATGGGTATATCAAGGCGTAAAAACGGCGAAACCCCGGAGGCTGGCACCAACGAGGTTTCTGGTTTACCAGTTAACAACGAGAAAACTGACATGAAGAATATTACCACCGTTCAATCATTAAATCACCTAGTATGCGCTCAAGATGGCGCATTAATAACTACGTCTATTAATGTTGCGGAAGCTTTTGGCAAGCAACACAAAGATGTTTTACGCCGCTTGCAAGCGTTAGATTGCTCGACTGATTTTACTGAGCGCAATTTTACGCCCAGTGGATACCTTGATTCTACAGGGCGAAAATTACCGATGTGGCAGATGACAAAGGACGGCTTCATGTTCTTGGTCATGGGGTTCACAGGCAAGAAGGCTGCTGCGATCAAGGAAGCATATATCAATGCTTTTAATTGGATGGCCGAACAGCTAAGTGGAGCCTCTCGTCAAAAGACCACCACTGACGATCGCACAGGTTTGCGCAACGCGGTTAACCTGTTGGTGTCGAAGAAAGGCTTAATGTATCCAGATGCTTACGCCATGGTTCACCAGCGCTTTAACGTTGAACATCTGGATCAACTCGACAAGAATCAGTTAACTGAAGCGATTGAGTATGTGCACAAGCTAGCCCTTGAAGGCGAGCTGTTGCCGCGAGGAAGCGACGACATGCGGATGCTGGTGCATAGTGCCAATGGATCATTTCACCACTGGCAGCGGATATACAAAACGTGGATCTCTGAGCTGGAACCTGCATTGCGGCAGATGCGCTCACCCATTGGTGCCGAACTGCGTGATCACGTTCTCGCTGGCATGTCATTTTCATCAACAGTGAAAAATGAACTCGAGCAGATGAGCGGGTTGATCGGCTTCCAGCATTAGCCACTGTTGCAATTTTAGATAGTAGGTGATTAAATCGCCCTAATGATGGAAGAAAAGTAGTACTACCAACAAAGCCGCCAAACTCTGGCGGTTTTTTCGTTTCTGAGCCCTGGCATCTGCCGGGGCTTTTTTGTGCCTGAAATTCACCGCGCCGTAGCACGCGCTATAAAACCAGAGCCTATAGAGAATGAGCCTGAGAGATCCAGTTATCTCTGGGGGCTGGAATCTCTGTGCTACCAGGCTCGTTCTCTATAGGAGTTTTGCCATGACTTGCCAAGTAAAAACTGCGTTTGATTTTCGCGATCTTGTGACTGCGGCTAATGGGGCGCCAGCCACAGATACAGTGCAAATAGCAAGCGCGTTCGGAAAGCGTCATCAACATGTTGTCAGAGCGGTTGAAAACCTTAAGTGCTCCGATGATTTCTTTAGGGCCCACTTTTGGGCCTCCGAGAAAATCAATGACTTAGGAATATTTGACAAAAAGCAAAGGTTCTATCGCATGGACTTCAGTGGATTTGTCATGGTGGTCATGGGATTTAATGGCGCCAAGGCTGCATCAGTAAAAGAGGCATACATAAATGCCTTTAACTGGATGACGGAAGAGTTACAAAAACTAAGCCGCAACTACGAGGCAGAGCGCAACGCTTTGATGCTTGAGTATATGAAAGAGAGCGATGTTGCCAGCATGTCAGGCCGATTGCTTAACCGCTGGGGCCGGGTAAAGAAACCCGAGTTACTGGCAAGAATAGAGAAGATTGAGCAAGAAGGGCAGTTCAGCCTGCCTTTGGTTGAAATAAAGAACTAAACACAACGGCCGCGAAAGCGGTTTTTTTGTACCTAAATGTCGGGAGACGTTACCCCATGATGCAGCAATCTGCGCAGCCAATAAAAGGCGCTAAATCTGGTGGATCTGGTTCTCAGACGCCGTACACAGCACCTGACACGCTGCGTTCTGTCGCCACCGCAAAACTGCTATATGCCATCAGTGAAGGCGAAATAGAAGGGCTGGTAAACGGCTACAACTCAGTGAAGCTTGATGGCACCCCGGTTCGCAGCACTGGCGGCGGTGAGAATATTGACGGCGTTAAGGTGGACTTTCGCCCAGGTACTGTTGATCAAACCTATATTCAGGGGTACCCGGAAACCAACAACGAGGTGTCTGTTGGGGTAGAACTGCGCTACGGAACCCCGTTCGTGCGCCAGTTCACCAATCCGCAGCTGTCGGCTGTCAGGATCCGCTTTGCCTGGCCACGGCTTCTGGAACAAAAGGATAACGGTGACCTGGTTGGCTATCGCATTGCCTACGCCATTGACGTATCGACCGATGGCGGCAGCTTTATTGAAGTACTCAATACTGCCGTTGATGGAAAAACAGGGTCGAGTTACGAGCGCAGCCACAGAATTGACTTGCCGCAAGAGGGTAGCAGCTGGCAGGTGAGAGTGCGCAGGCTGACGGCAAACGCTGAATCACTCAAGATAGAAGATAAGATGGTAATTGACTCAATCACTGAGGTGGTTGATGCCAAGCTGAGATACCCGCACACCGCACTTATCGCAGTTGAGTACGATTCCGAGCAGTTCTCCAATATTCCTAAGTTCTCGGCGCTTTGCCGCGGGCGAATAATCAAGGTGCCGGCTAACTACGATACTCTGACCAGAACCTATGCAACCAGTGGCCCAGGAACATCAAACGGAGTTTGGGACGGAACATTTAAAGAGGCGTACACCAATAACCCGGCTTGGGTTTGGTATGACTTGGTTCTTCACAAGCGCTTTGGCCTTGGCAATCGCATCAATACCAATATGGTCAATAAGTGGAAGCTGTACCAGATTGCCCAGTATTGCGATGTGATGGTAGATGATGGCAAGGGAGGCACAGAGCCGCGCTATACCTGCAACGTGTATATACAGAACCAGGGGCAGGCCTATCAGCTGCTAAACCAACTGACGAGCATATTCCACGGCAACAGCTTCTGGGATGGTTCGCAGATGATGGTAACGGCAGACATGCCGGAAGACCCAATCTACACATACACCAATGCCAACGTGATAGACGGGATATTCGAGTACAAGGGTACCGCACTGCGTGATCGCCACAGTGTTGCCAGCGTGCGCTGGAGCAACCCAGAACAGTCATTCAAGGACGATACAGCCGTTGTATTCGACAACTCAGCTGTGACTCTTGGCATTTCACAGCTTGATGTTGAGGCCATAGGTTGCACCAGTGAAGGGCAGGCCCAGCGCGCCGGACTGTGGGCCCTTAAATCAGAGCAACTTGAAACAAGAACGGTAACTTTCAGAGTTGGTCTTGACGGTCAAATTCCGCGCCCTGGCAACATTATCAATGTCGCAGACGAAATGCTGCAGGGCGCAATTAACGGCGGCAGGATCCGCTCTGCTACTGCAAGCGTAGTCACTCTGGATAAAACCTCATCCGCAGCGGTAGGTAACCGGCTGATTGTAAACTTGCCATCAGGCAAGGCCGAATGGCGAACTATCACCGCCGTTAATGGACCGCAAGTTACCGTTGATGCTGACTATTCAGAAGTGCCTCAGGCTCAGTCAGTTTGGGCGGTAGACGCCGACGAGCTCGCTGTAATGCAGTTCAGAGTGCTTTCAATAAAAAGAAGTGAAGAACACGAGTATGAGATAAATGCGGTTATCAGCGTGCCCGGAAAGCACCAGGCCATTGATGACGGCGCCCAGATAGATATCAGGCCTATTTCTGTTATTCCGCCAAATGTGCAGGCTCCACCGACCAACGTTGTTATCAGCCAAAAAACGCTGATTGAGCAAACGATGTCTGTGACTGTAATGACAATAGAGTGGGATGCAGCCGAGGACGCCGTGGCATACGATGTTGAGTGGAGGAAAGACTCTGGCGACTGGATCCGTCTGCCTAGAACAGGTACAAGAAGCGTTGATGTGCGGGGAGTGTACACCGGCCAATACATTGCCAGGGTCACCGCGGTTAATGCTGCTGACATATCCTCCAAACCGGCAACATCAGTTCTTACTGATATTACAGGAAAAACAGGGTCACCGCCTGCGCTTGCCAGCCTAAATGCCACTTCATTGGTATTTGGCATTGGCCTAAAGTGGGCGTTTCAACCTGGGTCTGAGGATACGCTTTATACCGAGATCAACTATGCAACTGACAACAATGGCGCCAATGAGGCTCTGCTTGGGCAGTATGCTTACCCACTCGACAACCACACGATAACCGGTTTGGCAGCAGGTATTGCCTTCTGGTTCAGGGCCAGGATAGTCGATAGAACAGGAAACATTGGCCCCTGGTCTGATTATGTACAGGGCGCATCATCATCAGATGCAGGCACAATACTCGACTACCTTACTGGGCAGATATCAGAAAGCGAACTGGCCCAGAGTCTGCTTGACCCCATTGAAAAAATACCAGGAATCGAATCAAACCTTGACTCTATAAATATAGAGGTAGAAAAAATACCTGGAATTGAGTCAAACCTTGATTCCATAAACATTGAAATAGACAAAATACCGCAGATCCAGGCAAACATTGACAGTATAAACCAGCAGCTGGCTGACATTTCTGGGGCAGGAGAGTGGAGCGCCTCAACGGTATATAACAGCGGCGAATTCGTCACCTACGACGACGGAACAGGTATATCAATATACCGGGCAAAGCAGGACAACATTCCTGCTGGAACTCTGCCAACAGATACCAACTATTGGGAGTATGTAGGTGATTACGCCAGTATTGGTGAGGCGGTAGCTGCACTCACGGCGCAAATGACAGATGTTCAGAACTCTGTTGATTTGATTGACGGCAAGCTAGAAGCCAACACTTCACGCACTGACACCATGATCGCCGCCTATCGCGATGATGACACTGGAGATGGCCGCCTTGCTGATGTTCTTGCTGGTTGGAAGTCAAAAGCGGCGATCCGCGTAGAGCAGGAGGCCAGGGCAACAGAGGATGAAGCGCTTGCGCGTCAAATTACTACAATATCAGCAGAGTCAAAAAACAACTCAGCCGCGATTCAGCAGGAAAGTATTGCTCGGACTACAGCTGATGAATCATTAGCTCAAAACATAACGACTGTTCAGGCTTCAGCTGCTGCGGCACAAGCTGCCGCAGATGCGGCCAATATTGGCGTATCAACTAATGCAGCCGCGATTCAATCTGAGGCTACAGCCAGAGCTGATGCGGATAGCGCTCTTGCCCAAGACATAACAACGCTGCAATCCTCGGTAGGAGACAACGCTGCCGCAATTCAGTCTGAGGCTACGGCCCGTGCCAATGCTGATAGTGCGTTAGCGCAAGACATAACAACGCTGCAAACGTCTGTCGGAGACAACTCAGCCGCAATTCAGTCTGAGGCTACGGCCAGAGCCAATGCTGATAGTGTATTGAGCAGGAAAATAAATACAGTTCAGGCGACGGTGGAAGACACTGGCGATGGCCGCCTTGCTGATGTTCTTTCCGGATGGAAGTCAAAGGCTGCGATCCGCGTAGAGCAGGAGGCCAGGGCAACAGAGGATGAAGCGCTTGCGCGTCAAATTACTACCATATCAGCAGAGTCAAAAAACAACTCAGCAGCAATTCAGCAGGAAAGTACTGCTCGGACTACAGCTGATGAATCATTAGCTCAAAACATAACGACTGTTCAGGCTTCAGCTGCTGCGGCACAAGCTGCCGCAGATGCGGCCAATATTGGCGTATCAACTAATGCAGCCGCGATTCAATCTGAGGCTACAGCCAGAGCTGATGCGGATAGCGCTCTTGCCCAAGACATAACAACGCTGCAATCCTCGGTAGGAGACAACGCTGCCGCAATTCAGTCTGAGGCTACGGCCAGAGCTGATGCGGATAGCGCTCTTGCTCAGGACATAACGACGCTGCAATCCTCGGTAGGCAACAATACCACAGCGATTCAGCAAGTGTCTCAGGCTCAGGCAGACCTTGAAGGCAATATCGAAGCAATGTGGAAAGTCAGCATGAATATCACTGCTGATGGCAAATACTATGCTTCAGGGTTTGGGCTAAGCTATGAGAACGGCTCTGCAGGCCTTCAGTCTAACTTTTTCGTTTTAGCTGACAGATTTGCAATTCTCAATCAAACCACAGGAACAACCACAGTTACGTCACCATTCGTGGTGCAGAACGGCATGGTCTACATGAATAATGCCGTTATTGGAACACTTCATAACAAAACCATTATCCAACGTATTGGCAGTTCGCTGCAGGTCTTTGGTATTGGGTTTGGTAGCAGCAATCAATTCTTGGAATGGTTTGGGCCTGATGTGGGCGATATCAGTAACTGCACCGAAGCTAATGCCACGTCATACCGCAAAGTAGATGGCAGCGCCTATTTCGGTGGCGCCATCACCACTGGCGACTACAAAAATGCCGTTACATCATCTCAGCTCAGCTCAACGGCAGCAGTCGAAACCACGTTCGGCAGTTTAGGCGGCGTCATCACTATCGCCGTATCGCTGCAATGCCACGGCTCATTCTTTTTAAACCAAACAGGTACATCTTCTAGCGGCTCAACCAGCGGCACTGTCGTATTAGAGCGCTCACTAGATTTAGGTAAAACATGGTCAGTCGTACAAACCATTTTATGCGGTGGTTCGTGGACAATTTCGCAAGAAGGAACAGACCGAATCGGCTCATCAAACCTATCGGGTAGCGCCACTTTTACCGACTCAGACCAAACAACAGCAACACGTTATTACCGCGCTCGCGTGACGACCTATAACGCGGGTAGCGTCCCATTTAAAACTCAGCGGTTATCACTAATCGCCACAGAAAATACTTAATAGAGGCTAAAAATGGCATGGTATAGAACAGGCACAGTAACGGTAACCAATGGTTCCACCACAGTAACAGGAAGCGGCACTGCGTGGGTGGCAAACAGCCGGGTAGGTGATGCATTCGTTGGCCCTGATGGGCTGACCTATGAGATAACGAATATTGCCAGTGATTCGGCACTATCAATTTATCCGAGTTACAAAAGCAATTCTCAATCAGGCCAAGGGTACTCTATCATTCCTGTCCAAGGTTATACCAAGAAATTGGCAGACCAGGCATCCGAACTGATAAATGACTATGATGATGCGCTGAACACACTTGAGACTGACTATAACCAGAACGTCAGCAACTTAACTATTATCGCAACGGATGGCTATCGAAAGTCGATCGAACAAAATTCAGGTGGAAGAAACACTGTCGTATATGATGCCCAGGGAAATCCCAACATCATGTGTGTGATACCAAGGTTCAACGTTGAAGATCTAAATCTTCCGGCATTGAATCTTGGCACCGGAACGCATCCTGCATTCATCACAAACGGAGCGCCTCGTGGCGAAATCCTTGTCGGCAAATATCTGGCATCATCGGCGGCGGGCGGCTCTGCCGTTATCGGCGGCAATCAGCCGCGAACCTCAGTTAACTACGACGCTGCAAAACAGCTTTGTACACAAAAGGGTGACAATTGGCATCTTATGTCGATTCACGAGTGGGCCGCCATTGCGCTCTGGTCTCTGGCTAATGGCACTGTGCCTCGCGGTAATACGAACTATGGCCGCAGCCATGAGGCTAAGTGGGAAACCGCTCGCCGCGCCGATAACGGACTACCTGGCGACACCAGTGGAAATGGGGCAACAGGCACCGGCAAGGGGCCATCAACATGGAGCCATGATCATACAGAGTTTGGGATTTGCGACCTGGTCGGCAACGTCTGGGAATGGATTGACCAGATGAAATTGGATGACGGCCAAATCCTGACAACGCTGGATAACAACCCATCATTAACAGAGGCTGGATGGAACCGTCACACAGCATATTACGATTCAACTTCAACTACCGGCGGCTCACCTATCCTCAATTCAACAGTGACAAATCGCATGGGTAATGTCGGTGACGACATAAACTCTGGATATAGCAACTCTGTCGAATTCAAGATTCTGCAAAAATCGGCCGGTTATACCCCTGTTGAACTGCTCAGACAGCTGCTGCTAGAGACTGCATCAGACCAGACTGTTGGAGGGGTGCTATACACTAGAAACTATGGTGACCGGTTCCCGCGTCGCGGGGGCGGCTGGCACGATGGCTCGGGCGCCGGGCTGGGCGCGCTCATTCTGAACTTTGCGCGGTCGTTCTCGCACAGTAGCATCGGTTTTCGCCCCGCTTTCTTTGTGTAACTGTTAACTGATTCTTTGGATGGCGCACGGTAGTGCGCCCTTTAGTTGTGCGGAGGCAAGTTGACAACGCTAATCATTGAAGAAAAATGCCGGGAAATGATGATGTACGGCTATCAAGCAATAAAGCAATTTCCAAAACATGAGCGCCATGTTTTAGGCGCGGAAATCAGGCTTTCAATGCTGCAACTTCAAAGATTGATCATCACGGCATTTAAGCGATACCACAAGAAGACGACCCTGACCGATTTAGATATCGAGCTTGCCATATTGAAACGGCGAGTCAGGCTCGCCAAGGACTTGCGGTATATCGACATCAAGAGATACGAAATATGGGTCGGCCAACTGGTTGAGCTTGGAAAAATGATAGGCGGCTGGATACGCTCCGTTAATGCCAAGCAACAGGGGACGGCATTATGAATACGCGGAACCGGTTCCCGCTTCGCGGGGGCAACTGGAACAATGGCTCGAACGCCGGGCTGGGCGCGCTCAATCTGAACAATGCGCGGTCGAACTCGAACAGTAACATCGGTTTTCGCCCCGCTCTTGATGTAGCCAGAAACAACCATCCCAAGGGATGCTGTCAGTGCAATCATGAAAAGGATGCCGCCTCCTCGGCCATAGCCGGAACAGATATAAAGCCCATTGATGCGTCACTGGGCTGCTCATTCGAGAAGATATTTGATTTTGAGAATCTTTTATCGGCGGCATACTCATGCCGAAAAGGAAAAACAAAGGCGAACGCAACGCTAGTTTTCTTCAATAATCTGGAAGAGAACATTATAGAAATACAAAACGAGCTGATGTGGGGTATGTATAAAATGTCACCCTATCACCATTTTTACGTATTCGAGCCGAAGCGCCGTCTGATATCAGCCCCGCACTTTAAGGACAGAGTTGTCCATCGGGCTATATACAATGTTATCGAGCCGCTGTTTGACAAAACCTACATCTATGACTCATACGCATGTAGACGAGGAAAAGGCACCCACAAAGGCGCTGACAGGGCTCAATATTTTATTAAGAAGGTGGAGTCAAAGCATGGCAAGGCGTATGCGTTAAAAGCGGATATTAGCCGTTACTTTTCGAGCATAGACCACCAGGTATTGAAGTCTATCCTTGCGGCAAAAATACAATGCCAGAGAACGCTTGAACTGCTGTTTTACATCATTGATAACAGCCCTTGCGAATCAATGGGCGTGGGCATTCCGCTGGGGAACCTTACCAGTCAGATTTTTGCAAACGTGTATCTGCACGAGCTTGATAGATATGCAAAGCACGCACTTGGCGCAAAACACTACATCCGCTACATGGACGATTTTGCCATCATTCACCACGACAAGGCTGTGCTGCACCAGTGGAGAAAGGATATAGAGGAATTTCTGCACCTTTACCTGAGATTAAAAACGAACAGCAAGACGCAGGTTTTCCCCATCTCAACGAGTAACGGCAGGAGCTTGGACTTTCTCGGGTATCGAATTTATTCGAGCCATAGGTTGCTGAGAAAATGCAGCGTCAAGCGAATTAAGACAAAACTTAAAAAGTATCGGTCTCAGTTCGCTAAAGGCGAGATAAGTCTCTCTGATATAAATCAGAACATTCAATCATGGCTTGGCCATGCGGGTCACGCCAGCACCTACAACCTTAAAAAGGCTCTTTTTGCTGAGCCATTCAGGAGGAAAACAGATGTTTAGTTACATATTTAAAGGAAAAACACACACAGATTTTACAGAAGAATACATGAAATCTCTGGGAATGGATTCTGAACAAATCGAGTCGGTGATACGCCAAAGGGATTTTGAATTATCACAAAACTATGAAAAAAGGCAGAAGGCGTACAGGGAAGAATCAGACCCTCTTTTTCTTGAGTGGCAATACGATGGCACGCCGGAAGCGGAGAAGATATGGAGAGATAAAGTTTCTGAGATAAAGGCTAGGTATCCGCTATCGATTGAAAATTAACTCATAAATAGTGGCCTAATATTCAATTATCAAACCAACAAAAACAAGCGTTTAAACACCTTAAACAATGAAAACTTATTAGGCAATTGCCTTGCAAATATCTGATTTTCATAGAATAGGCAAGGGATTTAAAATCCCTCGCTGGTAACAGCGTGACGGTTCAAGTCCGTCCTCGGGTACCATATTAAAAAAGAGGCCAAGCAATTTTGCGGCCTCTTTTTTATTTTCACAGCTAGCATTCCGAATATTTTCTAAGATGGCTACCCAACAAAAGTAACCTCTTTTTTCATACATCAAGGTAAAAGGCAGCAGCGCAGCTATACAGCCATCTATAGTGGTTGGTCATGGTCAATCATGTAGTGATTCATGATGGTAAAACTATCGCCATGTTCCCCTTGGTATAAATCATCAAAAAATAACAGCTATTATATACCTGCCTTGATGAGCTCGGGTTATTGGCGCCCCTTTACAGCGATATGGCAAAGCCTGTGTAAATAGCATCTCACTCATGTGAAATAAATGAATGGGATCCCTTTAACAGTTTAACTTTTTTGGCCCCTTATTAACTGATCGGCACTTGTATGCTGAGGTCAATAATTCTGGCTCAAGTCTATGATGGCACCGCCCTTTGGGCTAAACAGTTGTTGATGTAACCTGGCGGCAAACTCATCAGTCATACCTGAGATATAATCTGCTATTACTCTGTGACTGTTTTCGCCTTTATTGTTGGCCTGTTGCCAGCGTGATTGGGTATTGTGGGGCAGGAGTCTCAGAGGATCCGAGGCAAAGGCTTCAAACAGCTCCATCACTATCTGCTGCCCCTTGTACTCCAGCATCTGGATCTCGGGCTTACGCACCACATATTTAAGGACAAACTGCTTCAGTAGCTCCAATAGCTCAGCAAAGGCCGGTTCCAACTTGGCGTTAAACCTGAGCAAGGGTTCGGCAAAGTCCGGGGTCTGGTCGATTCTGATGGCGGTGACCAGCGCATTTACCAGAGTCCCAATGGCATCCTTGCGCAAGTGATGTTTGCGGGAAAACAGCTTGAGCTCAATATTTCCGAGTTGGCTTTGGATCCACTCATCTTCAATGGCTTGCAGCGGGGCATGCATATCCTCTTGCCAATTGGAGCCGGTGACAATTCCCATCACTATGGCATCTTCGAGATCGTGCACCGCATAGGCGATATCATCAGCCAGCTCCATAATAGTGCAGTCGAATGACTTGTAACGGGTACGGCGGTGCAGCCCATCGCCCGGACTATAATGGCTGAGAAAGCTTTGCTTGTCTTTACTGTCCAGCGGCTCAAGTACCCAATCGAGGATAGCTTCATCGTCATCGAAAACCCCTTTGACAGGTGGCCATTGGCTCGGCCTTAGCTGACGATAGTGACTCAATTCTGGCTGGGGTCTATCCACTTTCAGTGTGCGTACCGGCGCCGGGTATTTGAGTACACCGAGTAGGGTGCGGCGGGTCAGGTTCATGCCAAAGTGTTCGGTATAGGGTTCAAGCCGGGTAAGGATTCTGAAGGTCTGGCCATTGCCTTCAAAGCCGCCGTGCTCACGCATCATGTAGTTGAGTGCCACCTCGCCACCATGGCCGTAGGGTGGGTGGCCGATATCATGGGCCAGGCACAGGGCTTCGAGCAGACTCATGGAGTCGAGCAAAAAGGCCATTTCGGGATAGCGCTGCTTCAACTGGGCGGCTATGCCCGTACCTATTTGTGAGACTTCCAGAGAGTGGGTCAGGCGGGTGCGGTAAAAGTCGTTCATGCCCACTCCAAGCACCTGAGTCTTGGCCTGTAAGCGCCGAAAGGCGGCGGAGTGCAGAATTCTGGCTCTGTCTCTCTGATAGGGACTGCGATTATCGTCTCGGCGCTGACTGTTATTGGGCTCGCGCCTGGTTTGCCAGTGGGCTTGGCTCAT